ATCAAACTAACTTCTCTTTGATGAAAGAACTAAAATGGAGTGTTCAAGATATCGAAAATATGTATTTTTGGGAGAGAGAAGTGTATATTAACATTTTGGTAAATTACAATTTAGAACAAGAACAGAAACAATTACATAACCAAACAGCAGGACAACACTTTGGATAATAATGAAGCAAAAATAAACATTGAAGCAGAAAAAACTGTATTTAGTGATGCCATAGGAAGATCTGAGCAAAAACTAGAAATAACAGAACCATCATATTCAGTTACTCCTTCTCCTTTTAGTACTCAAAATTTGTCCATGATGTCTATGGATACCAGTATAAATGTTTCTCCAGTTATTGCTGCACCAAATCAATCCAGAATAATTCCAATGCAGGCTAATACTGGTTTCATGGATAATTCTAAAACTTCAAATATTGAAAAACAAATTAAAGATAATATTATGCCATCTCTTCAGAAGATTGCACAACAAGTAAATGACATGAATGTATCTACTAAGAATCAAAATACTGATTTGGTAGAAAGACCTACAATCGCTCCAACAAATTTAATATTTTTAGATAGAGCAACTAAAACGTCATCCGCCCCGAATTGGGCATAAAAAAAGCCCCCTTGCGGGGGGCTTTTCTCAATCGTTCTCCATCTCAGAGAAGTACTTTAGAGGATCCTTTTCCTCAATGTCTTCAGACACCACTGTGTCTGTCACATCATCCTCAATGCTCTTGTTTTCAGTAAACTGAGCACGAACATCATCGCCAACAGCCTTCTTGTATCGTTCAGTGAGTTCTGTGTAACTCTTGAACTGGCTCTTATCAACAAATGGCTTCAGAGGATACTGCTTCTTCCAAAGTTCCTCTAGCTTCTTGTCATCTCCACCAAGAAGCGGGGCAGGAGATGCAAATTCTGACCGATCATAGTTAACGTAACCTCCGACATTACGAATCTTGATCTTGAAGTCTGCACCAGTCCAGAAGTTGAATGGGTCAACTGCAACCTCATCCTGATACTCGGGGTGAGCGAGGCTCTGAATCTTCTGAAAGATCTTTGTGCCATACTGGTAAAGGAAAACCTTTCCCTTGTTCTCTGGATTGGCAGGATCTTCAATGACAAGAATATTAGAGATGTAAGCCAACTTACGCTTACGATTCCGTGCAATGTTCTTGTCATCTTCAATACCACTGTTCCAGAGTTCAGTATTAGACTGACAAATGGGGCACTTCTCACCAATTGTAGTTGGGCAATTTTCAAAAAGCCAACCACCCTTACCCTTGAAGGCATGGCTGTACATTGATACGAAGGGGGTATCTTCGCCCTGAATTTCAGGCAGGAAACGGATTACAGCGTATCCGTTACCGGACTTATCGATACCGGGCTTCCAAAGACGTTCGTCCTTGTAACTCTCCTTGGAGGTGAGCTTATCCATACGCTCGGTTAGAGATGCGACTGAGTTCTTACTCTTCTTCTTAAAATCTGCAAAGTTTGACATAGTATTTTCCCGAGGACCTACCTCGGCCTTTCTATTCTAATTATAGCCCAACTAGATGGTTAGTCAATTGGGAGTTTCTTGGTTTTGCCATTCTTTAGTAAATGGCGGTCTCTGGCTTCAATTTGAATTTTTTCAATTATTGGTCTGGTAATAAGTTTACCAGCCGTACTTGGGTCAATATTCATTTCTTCAGATAATTCAAGTATACAATCCATAAAACTAAGTTTTGTAGATTTTACTCTATCTAAAACTTTATTTGAAAATTTTTCTTTTGCTGCTTCATCTATATACATGGTTTTATTATATACGTTATATCTCAATAATCAATAATTAAATACATCTAAATATTCATGAACTAATTAACGAGGTCTAATCCATGCCATCAGGAACAGGCGTAACATCAGATGCGATTCCAATTCAAACAGCAGGTATAACCGCATATATTGCGACCGATTATGTCGGTACAGGCGGTATTACAGGTCACTACCAACTCATTAAACTTGGGTATGGTGTCGATGGATCTGCTACTGTTGTAAATTCTGCAAATCCACTTCCAGTAACAATTGCTACTGGAATGACTGCCACTATTTCTGGATTCACCGGAACCATTGATGTACGTGGTGTAGGTGGTGCTGCAGTGGTGGTATCTGGCTCAGTAGTCACAACTGGCCTAACTTCATCTCCATTATTTGTCAGAACTTTTACAGGATCACAAGTAGAAGTCACTGGCGGTCGTTATCTAGGAAAATCTACAGATTCGGTTTCTGTATGGGGCCCAAATGGTCTCACATACATCTATGTAAATCTAGTAGATCAAGCCGGAAAAACTTTAAGTTACACCAATGGTGCACTAAACGTTAACGTTGCTGGTGCAACAATCAATGCTACCATTCCTTCTACCGTTACTGTAGTGGGTCTTTCCGGTGCTACTGCTGTAGGAGTTAACGTAGGCAACACTGTTGGAATTAATGATACAAATATTCTAAGTGGTATGACTGCCATCTATGGTCAAATTGTTGGTCTAAGAACTGACCTTGGTGGATTTGCTGTAATTCGTCCAACTGGTGGAACTGCTTATAGATTGACAAGCACAACAACTGCAGTACCATTTATAGGATTTACTTGCATGAGCGGAATAAATGTAAAAGCTGCATCCACAAATACAGATGTAATTTACATCACTACAGACACATCTGCATCTGTTACTTCTCTTGGATACGAACTAGATCCCGGAGAATCTTTATTCATCAATATAATAAATTCTAGTCTTTTGGCCCACAGAGCAAAATCAGGTGCTCAAATTATTAGTTACCTAGCGACCTAACATGTCTTTATTTTCGTTAAATATAGCAAAAACATCGTATTCATACACAACACAATTTGTTGGTAATACGGCAGATCCTTGTTTTACAAAAGGAAATCTAAATGGTTCTGCTAATATTTTTGTTACTGGTAACTCGTTGTTCTTTGATTATTCTGAAGTAAAAACTGGAAATGATTTAAAGTTTTTAAATAAATTTTTCAATGGGCTTACAACTGGAAGCACTTTTAATTTTTCTAGTGGAGTATATTATAACGATGCTACCTCTTCTAGTATAAATTGGAATGGTACGTTACAATTACAAGGTATATCTGGAACTTTTAAACAATATATCTCATGCTCTGGTGTTACGGGCACTGCAGCTCTTACTGGTGGGTATTACGTAAGTAAAAATTTTACGAATCCTATACAGTTTACTGCAACAACAGGTAATACTGCTAATATTTTAATATCAAATACACCTAGAAGCAGTCCATTAAATTTTGATTTCTTTGGTGTATATGGATCCGATTATGGATTTGAAGAATATGTAGAAGTTATTGGTAGTACATTAAACTCTGGAAGACTTAAAATAAAAAATTATGTAAAGTTAAATGATAATACAGAAGTAATTTATCTTACAAATCCAGTAACCAATGAAAATAGATTTTTTAATAAATCTCAAGTTGATATATTGCACCGAGGTCTTCCTTCGCTAGCTGTGTTGGCTACAAATCCATTGCAAAATGGTGTAATTAAAATTGCTGGAGCAACTTCTGGTATTGTTTCAATGTTATTGGAAAACCAAAATATTTTACAACATGCATTGAGACAACAACTAGATACTGCAAATGTATATTACTATTATCCCAATAGCACATTAAAGACAATCAATGCCAATACAGAAAGTATTGTAGATTATAAAAATATTTCTATTTCTTATTCAAATGTCTTTATATTAAAAATTAAAACTTCGTATTTTATTTCTTTTAATACTGATGGTTTTAATATTTCAGAGTTTCTTGGAACCAACCAATATAATGATTTGATTTATATTGATAATATTGAAACAGAGACACTATCAATCAACAGTAATACTGCAGTTGCTCCAATTAAAATTGATCTTTCAGATGCGGAAAATAAAAGTGCTGTAATAAATGTATTTTTAGACAGTAACTGCACTCAACCTTTAATTGAAAATTATTACCTTTTAGGTGAACCTGGATATGAAGGAGCATCCTTTATCTATATGGTAGATAGAGCATATTCTTCAAAGACCATATTCATGCAAATTAAAAAGAACACAACAAATGTTCTTAGAATAAATATTGCTTAATTTTTATTTAGTGCAAAATGTTCATTACGCCATTTATTGTAATACTCAGCCATGTCATCTTGTACATCTGCTATGAACAGGTAGGCTTTTTCTGGAAGGAAAAAACCATCTTGTACTTTTGTATACGGTAACCAAGTTACAAGATTAATTTTTCCCAATTCTAAAGATACAATGACAGCAGCGTCTTTGATAAAGACACCGTTGTTTTTATCTGTGCACTCGGCAATTATCTCTTCACTTTGCGATATTTTTATAAATTTAATTTTCACTTTGTCTCCACAGGTCGTGTCATTTTAGCACCACACCCACATGGTTTTCTTTTGGAAAGAATTTCTTTTTGCATATCTTCATCCATTGGCGGGGTGTTTGATGTAAACATCTTAACATGTTTTATTGAATTGTCAACATCTAAAATAGTCGTATCTTTATAATAAAAAGAAAAATAAGGTATTTGTAGCAAGACATTAAAACGTTTTCTTCTTTTTTCACAACCACAATTGCCTTTTGTTATTTTAACAATAAGGTATTTTATTCCAGTATGTTTGGTTATATATTCAATTATATCACCAAATCCAACATACTTCTTTACAATACCAAACATTTTTTCAATTTTAAATTCATATGATAACCGTTTTTTAAAGATAAAATTTGGATACATTTTATCTTTTGGATTTTCATAATTTGGTATTGCTACCGTGGAGCCTCTTCCATCTTCAGTTACATTATTATTAAAAGTAAATCTATCAATAAACATATATACACTCCATTTTTATTTATATCTTTATCCGTCGGTAATGTCTTGACAATTTATATTACCTGATTTTATATCTATTAATCTTATTCTATTACCAGATGAATCTGTTTCATAACGTTCATAATAAACAATATTTGCGGTTCCTGTTATATCTCCTTCTTCCACACCACCTATAAATGCTATTGGATCAAAAGTTGTTAATTCATTATCACCGCCAGAGTAAATATTTGGCCTAGTTACATTTATTTTATGCCATTTTGTTGAGGTTGGAGATCCGTATATAGGCGCATAAGCGTCTGGATTATCTGGATTAAATATTTTTATGTCAGTTGGTATTGAAGATCCATTTGGTACTATTTCACCTGTTGATGTACCACCATATGTATATGCACCTAAAAGAGCATAAGGTGATACTAATGGAGCGGCTACAGGGTAAGACCATATGCTATTGACAAAATTACCTTCTTCGTTTGTCGAAGGTCTTCCATCTGGACTATTAGTAGTCGCCCACAACCAACCACCTGGACCCAAAATTGTTTCTTTTGGAGTTCTTGATAAACATATATCTCCACTATTTTCACATGTTCTTCCAGTTCCATCATCTCCATATATAGCACTACTAAAAGATGACCATAATCTTCTTAATATTTCACCACCAAGATATACATAAGGATATATTAAACCATTAGCAAGTTTATATGAAGTATTGGCATTACTTGGAATAAGATCAGTAAATCTATATGGATCTTTTGTAAAAAATATTTTAAAAGTAGCAGAGGCACTATCCCACCCAAAATATGTTAATCGTGATGCATAATTAACATAACTTATATTTGTATAAATTACTCTACAACAGTTCCTTTGTCTACTAAAATTTTTATACGATTGTATAAAGTAATCTTTACTAGAATTAAATCCTATTCTACCAATACACTCTGTACATGTATCAGATATAACAGGAACTCCAACAGGACAACAATTTCTAATACAAGCACTTCTATCGCACGAATTATCACATTGACCGGCACAGTCCGGGTTTTCCGGTGCCCAATATGTGCTTGTTTTCTGTTGAGGTAATCCGGTTGCCTGCCAACACACGTCTGCTTTTTCAGGACATGAAGATGCTGCTCCGTTTACTCCTGAATTCATTCCTGCTACATCTGGATTTGTAAGAGGATTGCCAAATGCTGCATAAGTTAAACATAGATTGTTCAATGGATCTGGTTGAACACTGTGATTGGGAACAAAGTTTTGATATCTTCTTAATAATGGACTCATCCAATAATATTCAGGATGACCACTATATGAATAGTTGTCATTTCTTAAACCTGTTGCATCTGTTGGATCTGGTTCACCCAATACACTACAAAGATCTCTGGCCAATACTGGGTTATTTGCTTCGAATCCTTCTGCTGCAAAACTACAATATCCACCCCATAACCATTTTGAAAAATCCCAAGCTCCGGGAACTGCTCTAAAAAATGCTTGTCGTTTAAAATATTTTGGAATATTTGAAGATCCAGCTAAAAATTGATTCTTTTTTGCCTCTGGATCTTTAAAGTCATTATAATCCCATGTGGGGGCTACAATATCAGAATATTTTAATGCTATTGCATGCCCATAGCCAAATGCTATATCACTATAACCAAATTCACTTATATCTTCATCATCTGTTGGTATTAAACCATATTGATCACCATCGGGTGGAGTTTCTTGTCCTTTACGAGTCCATATATAAGTTTTATTTACTCTAAAATTATTATTTCCAAAACCAGCATTTGAAGTTTCATTATTTAATTTATATAAAACAGCAAATCCATTTGCACCAGCAGTAATTTTTATAATTTCTCCGTCAAATGATTTACTCCAACTACCAAAAGTTGATTCGGTATCCGTAGACTTCCAAGATGGAAGCATTTCAGTTCTACCCCAGACATATACTGTATTGTTATTTGCAACCATACTATAATCTGGACCACCATCAGCAAAAAGGAATTTATCATTTTCACTGTGTATAGATGCTAATGTAGCGCCTTTAGAGATGTAACTATAATCTCCAAAAGGCAATTCCGATGCCCCATAATATGAAACATCCCATTTGTCAGCCAATGCTTTAACTTCAGCTGGAACAAAAGTATCATATGGAGTACCATATGGTGTTCCAAGTGGATTTAAATATAAGTATTTTCCCCACACTCTAACTTGATTATCACTTTGAATAGCAACATTGTGATAATTACCAGAACCAATATTTGTAAAAATAGGAAGATTAACATCAAAATTTTCTGGATCAAGTAATTGACATCTTTTATCTGCTGGTGGAACTTCTTGAGTAGATGGATATTGACACCATCTGTTTAAATTAACATAGGTTATACCATTTATTTCTACTGTAAATGAATCAGCATTATTAGGAATAATTGCAACATCAAATTCATTATCAGAAACAAATCCTGGCTTTGCAACATGTGTTGATAGAGCTCCAAGAAAAACAGTTTCAGATTGATTGCCATATTTTAATTGGTTATATGCATTATCACCTACAGTATATAATTTACCAAATGATGTTATCGCTGAAGTATGTAATCCGCCATTTGCAACATCAGCCCATCCATGAGTTTTGTTTAAAAGTTCATTATTACCAATAATAAATGTACCATATTCGCAGTGATTATCACCCCATGATTTTAATTTATATTGAGGTAATGGAGCATTTGGATCACGCTCTGGTATTGGGACAACTCCGCCATCACCACTATTGGAATTATCACAAAGAGGAAGAGAAATAGCTTCATTATAATCATAAAATTCAGGATATTCGATTAGAGCAATTTCAAAATCTATACCTTTGCCACCTAATTTTTTAACAAATCCAAGTTCAGTGTTACTATTTGCTGATTCATTATTAATTTGTACCCTAATATCAAATGGTATTTCTTCTAAACCATTTAAAGAATACCCGGATGCTGCTATTTTTCCATTATATGTTATAAAATAGTTGGTATTTAACCCACTATATACGCTTACTATTGATTTTGTTAACCACTGTTCGTTGGGTGGAATATTAGATCCACCCGGTATCAGACGCCCAGGTACAACACTTTGATTATAATTAAAATCAGAGCAACTATTATTTTTGCATCCCCATGCTGCTACTTCGTTTCCTTCAAGATATACTGGCAAAGTTGCTCTACGTGGAAACATAAACATATCTTTAGTAGGATCACTGCCAGTTCCACTAAAATTTGGAAGTAATTTTTGTTTAATAATTTTTGGAGTTACTGAACCAGTGATGGGTTCAACTCCTAAAAACTCTACTAAAGCCATATAACCAGATGCACCACCAACAACTGCTGATACATAAGGATTTAAAACAAGTTCACCATCATTATCATAACTTGCTGACTGTATTATCTGAGTTGTTTCAGTCGCTATATCAATAGCATGATCTTTTATTCTAAGTATTCCAGCAACAACCATTCCCTCTAATGATTCTATTACATAGTTATAATCATCAATTAAAACCGTATCTCCAATTTTTATTGGTGTAACCGCATTGGATGAACTCTGCGACGGATTTTCAGATAAACTATAGAAATAATTGTAATATGCTTTTAAAAATCTAGCCGAATCAAAATATTCACCACCAACAACATAATTATTATTTATAGAATAATCTTGAAAAGTATATAAATCAAAATGAAATAATGGTATTTGAGAACCAACATACATAAATCTTCTTGGTGTAGTTCTCATTAAAGACCATCTTAAAGCTTCTTCTGGATGATATTTAAATTTAGCTGAAATTCCTTGTGATGCAGCACCAACTGGTGTTATGTAACCAGAATAAGGACGTTCAAATGGAGTTGTTAAAACATTTGCATGGTTTAAATTGGGTACTAGATCTGGATGCAGAGCACCTACATCAGATCTATGCGCCCAAGCTTCAAAATGATGTTCTAATGTTACAAATCCTACTAAAGAATCTTTTAATCTTGATTTTTGACCAGTAATCTCTCTATATTTTATAGTATAATCATTTACTCCACCTAGTTGTTTATTATTTAAAAACTGATATACAGAATATAAAGGCCCCAAATCTCTTGCTTGATCAATGCCACCAAAAGTCCAAATATCAAATCCCGATTTATATGACCCATAATTTGGATCACCCAATAGTGCAAGGCGCTGTAAATAGGGTGATATGCCATAAGCAAAACAAGATTTTTGATATTTTGAATTATATGATACCGGATCATTATTTGCCCCCGGTGTGTATGGCGTACATCCTGCACCAGCAGCACCGAAATTTCCTGCACCATATTTTTGAGCAGCATTTGGCCACGATGATGCCTGAATTCTGTCATTTACAGAAGTTCCTCTAGGCAATTTATCCGGGGATGCACACCAACAACATCCAATTTCACTTATATTCATTGGTGTTGCAAAAGGATTCATAAAAGGCAAATAACCATAACTAAATGGTTTTGTTGAAATATTTTCTCTCTTAAATATAGTGTCTGTCAATCCTCCTTTTAAATGTGCAAATTTACGACAATTACAAGGTCTAAGAGGCCAGTAATAATGACTTGGACCAGCATCACAGTTTACATCAAATAATTCTAAACTTGGAGAAGCTCCAACATAACCGTTACCAAATGGAGTAGCATCTGGATTGCATGATAAAACACGTGAATTTCCGCCACCTTGCCCGCTTGATTGAAATCCCTGACATTGCGTGACATTTGGATCTCCACCAAAAGCATATTCTGGGGGATACCATATAAAATGGCATGCAGTATGTCTATACATTATATCAAGAGGTTCTGATCTAGGTACTCCTAATCCAGCTAGACATTGCCTACAGTCATTTGGATCTGGGGGGTTACATGGTTGTCCAGCACATCCATTATTATTGCCATTATCTTCTCCTGAAGAACCTCCAGGATTATCTATTTGTTCGGTTGGGTCTCCTACTGGATTTGAACCACCTGAAGGACAGGGATGGCATCTATCACAAAAATCTTTGCAAGGAGTATTGTCTAGTAGATCAGGTCTTGAACACAATCCCTGTGTTCCTCGACAAGTTTGAAAAGGACTATTTCCACATAATAATGAAAGTAGACGAGAACATTGAGAACCAATAATTTCACTACTTGAACCTAAACCTACAGAAGGAATAACATTTATATCTCTTAAATAATTAACACAATCATTACCAATTATTTCATTGCAAGTAGCCAAAGAACGATTTGGTGGAGGAACCAAATCAGATCCGTAATCTGGATCACAAATATTTGAGCAAGCACCACCACACTCAACACATTTTGATTTTGCTAGTTGCTCACAACCAATTCCAAATCTTTGATAACAATCATTAGTTGTATCGTTTTTAAACATACAATCGCAACATTCTTGCGGATATATGTCTGAACACTTTTGTAAATTATCTTGATAAAGATTAGACTCATATCTTATTGCAGGTGGAGTATCTTTAAAGTCTGATTGATTATTATTTGAAAAAATAGATGCCATTTTTATACCAAAATAAATTTATTAATTAACCTTCACAGTCACATGCACATGGGTCTGTTCCACTGACTGGTGGATTAAACAAGATTCTAGGATTTCGTTGTACTCCCGGTCTGTTCATTCTTAAAACTAGAATGTCAGTAGGATGTACGGGAGATGCAGTTAACATTGTATTTCCATATAATGTAATGAAATTTTCATACAATGTTGGATTGCAACAGGAACGTTTGGCAACACATTGACAACAGGCTTTTTTAGGCATATGAAGATCTCACATTATATTTATACGCAAATACAACAAAAGCTCCTAAAAGGAGCTTTTGTTGCTACAAACTTTACTAAAATTTAACGAGACCGATTACGGACTACACGGTAGTACGAACGACCATTCTTTGTCTCACGAACTACGGTGTAGTTCATGTCAAAGCGATCAAAAGCCTCACGGAGATCATGCATCGTTGCGCGCATATTAGTAACGCGGAAACGCTTGCGAGCCTCGCCAGCAGTCAAAGATGCACCGCTGCGCATAAAATCAAACACTCTCTGAATCTTGGTCGGACGATCAACAGTAGTAATTTCCATAAACTTTCCTTTCTTATAAGAAGTTGCAATAATATACACCCCATATCCTAACTGTCAAGCAATTCCCTAAATAATTCTGACTGAAGGAGGCCCTATGGCTCAGAGCAATCGTCAGTTCGTAAAATTTGTGAGGCAACATCTCGCAGAATACGGTATGAAACTTATTATTGGCCGTGGAAAGCATGTAAATGTAGATGGTTTCCGTTGTTCTGGCTATTTTGATGAATCTGGAAAGGCTATTGCCGTGGCGGGCAAAGCAAATGAATTTATGCAGGTTCTGGTACACGAATATTGCCATTTTTTGCAATATATAAACAGCTCTAAAATTTATAACAAATCTTATGAGGCATCAACCATTGTTGATGCGTGGTTAAAAGGCAAAAATTATCCTCTCAAAAAGGTAAAACGGGCTTTTTTCATTGTACGAGCCATGGAGAGAGACTGCGAAAGACGAGCCATGAAGATCATCAAGGACTTCAACCTAGCCATTAACAGCAAAATGTACGCAAAACGAGCCCATGTGTACATCTACAGCCACTTTTTGATGGAAAAAACTCGTAAATTTCACTCATACAAGCGAAATCCATACTATAGCAAGTATGTTTTAAAGATTATGCCATCAAATATGGCTGTACTCAGCCATAAAACTATCCCACCAAAGGTTTATTCGGTGTTAGAATCGTTTACAATTTGAGATTTTAGATATTTTGATACAAATTTTGTAAATGGTTGATCGCCATAGGGCCATCTATCATCTTTGTCCATGAATCCATAGTGCACCAAAGCATCTATATGCTCATCCAGCATTTTTAAAGTAACATCATCGACATTCCATTTGATGTTGTCGTCTTCGTTTATTGCCGGGGCTTCTGCTGCTGCATGTTCTGCAACCGCTAGATCGGATATCTTTGCAAGATTGCCAAGAATTTCCATTGATTTGGCGCATTGATAAAAAAGATCCTTTTTGACGGGATCTTCTTCTTTGCGAGCCAAGTTGCGAATTTCGTAAACTAGCTCTGGGATTTTCATCTGTAACTCCTTAACTTAACGTTAGGAGATACTTGGTTTGTTGTACGACTCCAAGCATCTCGTCACGTATATTTAACAGTTCTGTTTGAGAGTCATCTATTTCTTTTGGAAGTTCATTCATTAAATAATCTTCAAAAGAATTCAATACTTGATTTGCAGTTGTGCGATAAGGACCATTTAGTTGAAGTTCACTAATTTGTTTCAGCTCTTCCTTACCAAGAGCACCCATATAGGTCTCAGCAAAGGTGTCCAAAAGAGCATCAATAGACTCATAAGCCTTTCCTAGGGCTTTGTGTGCGGCATAGGATTTAGTACCCCAGTGATGGAGTCTAAGTTCATTTTGAAAATTTAAAATGGTTTTAATGATGGACATAGTATAATATTTATAAACGATGTGCTTGTTTGAATACTATAAAGTCTTCTGGCACATCTTCCTTATTTTTATTTGCTCTTTGTTTTGCTTTTTTGTATTCCACATCTGTAAGGAGAAGAGGGGTGACTTCTCCCTGTGAATCAACATGTGCTACAAAATAATAACTAGCATTTTCATTAGGTTTACGATTGAGATTTTTAATTTTTTTTCTGGCCATTACATTTCTACCCAAGAATAACCGTTTCCATCATAATAGTAAACATACATTCGGCCATTTGTAACCCAAAACTGACCTTTGACAGGATTTATTGGTATACTGTCTGAAATATAAGTTTCAGTAGTACCTGTAAATTCCCAAGGATTGTTTGTTTCCCATGGAGCACTGTTTGTATTAGACTGTGCTTTCCAAAGTTTTCCTTGATATAAAACATAATCCCCTGCTGAATATACGTTCAGAGTTCCATCAGCAGAGAATTTTTTATATTCACCACGATACATTATTAGGGAACCGCATAATCGACTGTAATTGTGCCTAAAACTTTTCCTGTTGTATCATTAGTAACAATCAATGATCCAGTGCCAGATGATGATGCAGAACATGAAATACCAACAGATAAAGTTTCATTATTTGAAATTGTAAATGGTGTATTATTATATGGAGCAAATCCCGATGTTGTAGATACAATATTATTTTTAGCATATACAATAGTCGGAGCAGTTCCAGAACCAGTAATAGTAGAAGTAATTGATATTGTAATAGTAGGATTACCTTCTGCAAAAATAAATTGAACTCTACTAGTATTGGCAGAAGGTAATAGCTGGGGTCCACTTGATGAAGCAAATCTATTACCTGTAGTAATAATTTGAGGCGAACTCAAATCTCCCCAAGTTGCAGGAGAAAGAGTAAGAGCAGCATAAAGATTTGCTACACCGGTTTCAGTGGTAACATCATAATCCATCATAGCAAATTGGTCTTGAAATGCTATATTCGACATTACCATTCCGTTGTTTGTGTTAACCCACATTTGTAGGTTATCATCCCAAGTAAATGGTCCCATTGGTGTGGTAATATTTTTTTGACTAGACCCCGATGATATTTGACCGGTCATCGAAGTAAAAAAGTTATTCATTGTATTTTTTACGCCCATAGTGTTCCTTATAATTATTTAGATAATTTAAATAACTTTTTAAGTTTATCAAAAAAAGATTGATTTAACTTATTATTAACTATAGTTAAACTATTTTCCAATGTTTTAATATTTTCATTAATTTTATTAACTTCTATTATTAATTCTTGAATTTGTTTATTATTAATTTTATCAGTTTCTTTAACTTCATTTAACTGATATATTACATCATTAATTACATTTTTTGTGTTAATAAACTCATCTGTTAATCTTTGAACATGCAAATAAAATGAATCATTTACTTGTTTTTTAGTAAATGATTCATTAATAAACACTGGATTTGTTTCAGAATTTATAGAATTAAAAAATGAATTCATTGTTTCTTTTGCGCCCATATTACCTCATTTGTTACAAACTATACCATCATCATTAGTATAATAGATTTGATGAAATATTTCTCCACACCACTTAGCACATACAGGGCAGGGCTTAGAATTTCTAAAATCTCCAAATCTATTGAATCTAAAATTCAACAAAACCAACTTTTCTCCACGCAGACTTTTTGGAACTTTTCTATATGCATCCAGTTCAGAATGCATATCTGCGCAACGATATCCCAAACGCACAGTATCGGGGTGGGTCTTAAAAACATTTTGACCCACCGCGATAATCTTGCGCTTATAGATGATCAGAGATATGTGCTTCTTTTGTCTTTCCATTGCCATCGATAGTGGCTTGGCAATCGGAAGATAATTTTCAATCACATGATCTATATTCATATTTTACAACGTCAGCTTCAGTCCACCCGTCTTATCGACGGCCTTGGACGGAGTAACGAGTCCTCTATTGAGACTGGAATCATACTGAGTCTTGAGTTCATCAAGAGGCTCAACAGTAAAAGCAATGAAGGTCTTGGGAATAGTTACACCCTTAGCAGCCTTGCTGTACATGAGCCAAGGCATTAGACCAATGTTACCTTCACCTACTGGGATGAGAATTGCGGGATCCTTGAGAAGCCAAGAATCTGTTTGCTCTTCAAATCTTGCGAGAATTTCTTCACCCGAGTTTAGTCTAAATAGTTTTACGTTCATAAATTTCCTTTGTCATATTATAGCACCCAGACAGAGAAAGTCAAAATAAAACATGCTGCGATTTAAAGAATTTTTGCTGGAAACGCCAGCCCCACCAAACATTAAAGAACTACAAGATTATGTTTATGGAAAAGAGGCTGGAGGAAATGAAGATGTCGTATTGGGTCTACATGGTGGACCCAATGATCCAACAATTGGATTTGGCCACAGTCTACAAGATGTAAAACAATCTAAAGCAAAATTTAATAGACTTTTTCCGGGGTTTAACGCAGAAGATGTTTTTTCTGGAAAATCCAAAATAACACGAGAACAAGCCCAAACTTTATTTGATGATGATACAAATGATCAAGTTAAAAAATTAAGAAAAATTATTCCAAATTTGGATGATTATAGCCCAGAAGCACAAAAAGGTTTATACTCTTCTTCTTTTAGAGGAGTACTTGGTGGATCACCCAAAGCAGTTTCATTATTAAATGCAGGAAAATATGATGAAGCAGCCGATGAACTTTTAAATAATGATGAGTATAGAAAATCAAAAGCAGGTATACCAATCAAAGGTAGACTGCTTCCCGGTGTTGCAAAAAGAATGGAAGAAGAAAGTGGTTTTATCAGAGGAGAAGCAGAAAGAAGAAAAAAAGTATCTACTCCTGCAACTAATCCAACTCAAGTGCCAACTACTACATCAGTAGTTAAAGAAACTCCAAAACAAGAAACAGTACCACAAACACCACCAGTATCGGATAATGAATATACAATTCAAAGCGGAGAAACCTTATGGAAATTAACCAAAGGTGATCCAGCTAAAATTAAACAAATTCAAACAGCAAATCCTGGTTTAGATCCAAACAAATTAAGTGTTGGACAAAAAATTAAAATTCCTCGTTAAAAGGGAATCAATTCGTCAACATCAATAAATGCATCTTGCATTTCAAACCAGTTCGGCATATCTCCAGTTTTCCATTTTGCAAATCTAACTTTTTCAGCCAAGTAATACTGGCGATATGCTACAACAGTATTATCATTTTTATACTGATCAGGCATTGCCTGAACAAATTCAGTCAACTTACCTTTTGGTAGATTGATAGGGCAATCATACAATTCATTCATTAGCATGGATTCCATAGAATGAACTTTGCCATAACGGCGAGTATATTCTTTGCACAGTGCATATGCATGCTTCCACACCCAAAGATAATTCTCACTAGTGGCACGAGTCCAAATATTGCATGGATGATTAATCATTGCAGCCTTGCAGATATTTTTCTTTGTGCAGATATGAGTAGTATATCTACGCTTACCAGTATTGACTTCTAGAGGATCACCATCCAACACATGATGTGCAGTTGAGAGCAACTGACAAGATTCTAGTATCATTTTAACTACATGAGAATCACAAAGCATTTGGGCGGCTGTGGCGGCATCATAATCAACTACAAAGATATTCATAAGGCTCCTTTAGTTTCAATATAATACACCAGTTTTTTTAATTCGTCAAGTGTTGCATCTCTTTTTATTCTATTTGCTCTATCACATATTACACAAACATTTCCTTTGACATAACCTTTAGAAGGTATTAATTTATCAAGACTCAAAGAATTATCATGAAAAACTTCTGTTCCATTTATAAGTGGAATACCAAACACAGGACAGTGTGTCGGAATTAAATCTTTTATATATTTTTGATCAAGATCAAAAGGAAGATTTTGTTTTTTTGCTCTTTGTTTTGCTCCATGATACATCCGATATGCTGGATCCTCTCTTCTCTTTTTTTCTCTAATTGATTGTGCTCTCAAATCTGCTGGAGTTTTTCTTTTTTGAGTTCTCAAATTAATACAACTTCTACAAGTATGCCTAATATATTCTTTATTATTTTTTGGGTGTATCCATTTTTGATAAGATTCTATTGGTTTGTTTATTTTACAATTTCTACATTTTTTCATATAAATATTTAGACAAACACAAATTTTATTTATGTTTATCACAAAGTATTAAAGAAAAAAGAAACAACCTCCAGTTTTTATGGAGGTTGTCGGACAAGAGATGCTATCTCAAGTGGGGTTAAAATTATTTATATTTCGTGATTCTCAAAAATGTTGTTTATAGTACGATTGACCTTAACCATTGTACCACGCGAATACAGTTCAGGCAAATTAAAAGCACCCACATACGAACAAGCAGAGCGCAATCCACCAAGAATTTCTTGAACGGTATGATGTACAGATCCACGATAAGGTACTTCCACAGTGCGGCCCTCGGAAGCACGGTAATCCTTAAGTCCTCCGTTGTATTTTTCATTTGCGGTTTTGCTGGACATACCATAATGAAGCATCGTGAGTGATGCGTTATTATTGGAGTGACGAATTTCTCCACCACACTCGTCATGGCCTGCAAATGCACCTCCAGCCATAACAAATGCAGCTCCAGCCACAAAAGACTTAGCAAAATCGCCGGGATGTACAATCCCTCCATCAGATACGATCCCAATACCTAACGCTGTTGCGGTTTCCACACACTCTATGACCGCTGAGAGTTGGGGATATCCCACTCCGGCTACTCTGCGTGTCAGGCACATCGACCCCGATCCTATTCCCACTTTTACTAGATCGGCTCCAGCATCTGACAATGCCACGACCCCCTCTGGGGTTACGATATTCCCTGCCATCAATATTGACTTCGGCCATTTCTCTCTCACTTTCTTTGTAAAATTATGAAACTCTGTCATGTAACCATTTGCAACATCAATGCAAATAAATGTAGGATCATTGATCGTTGCAGTATCAACAAACAACTTGCTCTCAGAATCCAATCCAAGAGTCAATGACACATATTTTTCTTTATCTGGATAACTGGTGACAAAGTTAACATAATACTCGCCACCTTTCTTCAGACAAGTAATCATCTTGTATTCTGACAATACAAGCGCCATCTGATGTGTTCCTACCGTGGACATGTTTGCTGCCATGATTGGCACACCACTCCAAGAAGATCCACAATTAAAAGTAGTACCAACTTCAAGATTTACATCTTTGCGAGACTTAACATCCGAAAGTCTTGGTACAATGAGTGCGTCTGAATAATCTAGTTTTGGTTCGTAGTTTACAATCATGGCCAACAATAATAACACATGGTTACTGTTGGTCAATAATTACTTTGACTCTTCTATTCTTTTTACTGCATCACGAAGACTTAACATTTTGTTTGCTAATTCTTTTGATGTAATCTTATCCCGAAGATAATCTTCATATTTTGAAAGAATAATCTTCGCTTCTCGGAAGAGTATTGCATGTAAATGATCAGAACTTTTGGAATCATTCGACATCAATATTATTTATTCAATTCCGATTGTGTCATCACGGACAAATCGAATCAGACCGCCAACATAAAATGAAGACCAATCTTTTTTGATCAAATTCCACATTACAATTCTATTGCCTTTTAGAGGACTGAAAAATTGAACTCTTTCAGAAGATTTGTTGGAATCAATAATATTTTTGTTTAAAGTACCAATAAACCTATCACTGTTTCCATTTTTCTTCAAATAATCAATTGTACAAATTCCACTCAGACCTTCCATGATTATTTCATTTGGTGATATATGGTCGCTCTTATATGCTTTTTCTTTTGTATAAACAGTAACATCTGTTTTGATATCGTATCTTGGATCAAATACACTGTCGAAGTTTTTTTGAATTTGATTCACAAACAAAAAATTCTGATAAGATCCATATTGAGATACAATGTATCTTGCATATGTTGGATCCGAATTTTCAAGATTTTCATATGTCTGGATCTGTTCATCCGAACCATTGTATTTTTGTTTTTCACCAAGATTGAATTTGCTTACAAACAGATCTTTTTTCATTGCTTCATTTATTGAAGCAAGTAAATATTTTTGTTGATCTTCTTGGTTATAGTCAACAGGGCTTAATTGAGTAGGTTCAATGTTATAGTTTGAATATACTTGATTGTCTGCACCAGTTGTTCGTTTTTGTATTGGCATTAGTAATGTATTACTGCAATTTTATCTTTTAATTGAAGCTCTTTATACATTAAATCACGCTCTTTGGTTTTATTCAAAAACTTCTCAAGAATATATATTGGAATTTTGATAAACACATTGCTGAAGGGATACTTCTTCAATTTTTGAATTTCAGCAATGTAATCTGAAATCATCTTGTCTTCATTCTTACTGTTGTAAGTCAGGGTCAAGAAAATTCCAATTTTGTTCTCGGTTTTGTTAATCATTGCCAAAAGTATTTATTGTTACTTGACAGCCTCTAAGTACATGATATACTTACAGAAACTTTAAAGTTACTATAGATAAATTATAAAGAAATACTACAGAAGTATATCTAAAGATACTATAGAGTAACCTTAAGTACCATTAGATTTCTTTTTGAACATATTGCCATACTTGGCTGCGATGGTATCAGCAGTCTGTGCAGCAGGATTTAAAAACTTTACTCTTTCTGCAGATCTCTTATAGATCTCTGCAAGAGGAGAAGGTTTATTGGCATTCTCGTTCAATACTTTTTTTACTGTATCTTCTAGTCTTTTCATTTTACACCCCCACCAAACATTCTAGGCCCAGATTGAAGCCTTTGTAACATTTCTCTTTGTTTTTGAATTCTATCTAAATTTGGTGTTGATGTTTTTGCACCCATTGCTTGTCTTTCCAATTTCGCTCTATCTTGTTGAGATACTGTAACTGCACCCAATGATGCAGCGTCAACAGAAGATGTTGGAGAAGTAATGGAATCTACTGGAGCCAACCCTTGTTGTTTTCTTTGTTCTTCTTGTTCTTTTGCCAAGTCTTCTTTGGCTTTTATTTCATATTCAGTCGGTGCCACTATATCGGAACCTTTACCGGCTTCTGAAGTAAATGCACCAATTGCAAGTGGAGCCATTGCAACACCGGCAGCAAATTCACTACCTGCAAGAAGTGGTGTAATGACTTCTGCACCCAATGATAATGGATCTATCGCGTTTAAACCTTTGCTTGCAGCACCCAATGCACCTTTGGCAATTTGAGCACTTCTTTTTCCAACTTCTTTACCTGTCATTACCAAATCATTTAATCCTTCTCCAGCTTCTTTCCACACTTCAGGATCGCCTATTGGTAGCCCACTATATGCTCTATTTCTTAATCTAGCTAAAGTTTCTGGTTCTAGAGGAACATTTCCACCACCCACACGCCGAGCAGCTGCGAAAGCTTTATCTGGTATACCACGGGTTTCTTTAGGTGCACCCATTCCTTGGGGTCTACCTTCTATCCAAGTATTTGGATCATATGCTTCTCTATCGATACCAGGAAGTAATGTTTGACCAAATCTATCCAATTCTCCCATTTCTCCTGCTAATTTAACTTGTCTTGCGGCTTCTTTTGCAAGTCTTTCTGCTTCAATTGCTTTTTCGGCTTTTTCTCTAGCTATACGTGCAGGTGGTAGCATTTCCCAACCTGCTTGAAGAACTTTACTAGTCCCTGGTAAATTTGTGCCTGCCCTTGCTCCAGCTTTGGCTATTTTATTTGTAAGATAATCTAGTCCCACAAGACCAGCAAGAGCTCCCGCACCAACTGCAAGAGTTCCCTTAGGATTGTCGTATGCTAATTTAGCTAGATCGACACCACCTTTAATTGTATTTGGAATTATGCTACCAACTGCTTCTAAATTACGATCATATTGTAATTGTGCTATTTGTTGATCTGTAAGTCCTGCTGTATCTTCATCTTTTTTCTTTTTGGAACCACCAGCTGCTGGTGTAGAAATTTCTCTTGATGGAGTACCTTCAACGTCTTCAGTATCTCCAACTTCAATATCTTTCACTGCCTCTAATAATGCTTCAAGACGATTGACTTCTTCTTGTAGAACTTTGGCACGATTTTGGTACAGTTGAGTGATATGATCCATAAAGATATTTATGCTTATAAATAATTTTATGAATTACTTAACTAACCACTATAGAAATTTGTGCGAACAATATCAAAGCAAAATTAACATTCTTAAAAATTTATTGAATGAAGATGCTCCTGCATCAACCTTTAGTGGTACTGGTCAAGGCCAACAAACTTTCAGTGATGAACAACTTCGTGATCAGATGAAACAAAATAAGAGATCAAATGCATTTGGTCCAGCAATTTCTGATGATAAGCAAAACCAAGCATATAGAGATGCTCAAGCAGAACTAGCCAGAAGACAAGGTGCAAGTGCTAAGGTAGAGTTAGATCCATCTATCAAACAATCATCAGATTATAAAACTGATCGCGTTGCTGGTGACTGGGTTGAGAGATACGCCCAGAAACTTGGAGAAGATCCTCGTAAAATTGAAGCAATGCGCCGTGGAGTCATTGACACATTGGGTGGTGATGCCGGAAGACCCATGGACACTTCCATGACATCTACTCAAGTTGCTCAAAGAGGAGTCGATGCTTATAATAAAGCAAAAGATTATGTTGTAAATTTACAAAATCAAGCAAAGGCAGCTAAACCAGCAACTGCGCCTTCATCTGCTCCTGCAAGAGTTTCTACTCCATCTGCTGCACCAGCTGCCGCACCAAAAACCACACCTGCTCCAAAAGAAGAAAGAGGTTTGGGAATTGATGTAGAACGCGGTCAGTTCCCAATCTATCCAGAAGGTCAAGAAGATTCAGCCTATAGTGAACCTGCTGCACAGGCTCCCGTTCAAACTGGAGCAACAGAGAGTGCAAAACAACTTGCAAACCTCTATACTGCTAGAATGACTGGTGGAGATGTATTTGGTAGAAAATATTCAAAGCAACCAGCACAAGCAGAACAACCAAAAGCCGAAGAAGATAAAATTACTGAAATTGGTATTGGTGGACCAAAACACACTGCACCAACTTATGTTGTTCCCGAATCTGAAGATTGGGGTAAACTATCTCCAGAAGAACAAGTTGCAATGGCACAGACTGCTTTGCAAAGAGGAGAAGGACATAAATTCTTTGGAGGCCGTGAAGCAAAGAAGGGCGGCTTCTTAGGCATTGGTGGCGAAAGAACTTATAGATTTAGCGAAGATAATTCTGGTCAAACTCCAGAAGAAACTGCAAGACTCAACCGTCAAGCAAAAATGTTAAATCAATTGTTAAATGCAAATGATGCTGCTGCAAAAGCAAGCCAAGGAGAAATCCCAACCGCATCTCCATCGGCAACATCAGCAGGAGCATTAGAAAGTTCAAGACAACTTGCTCAGATGTATGCAAACAGAATGGGCAAAAGAGTTTCTAAGGCACCTGCAGCCCCACAAGCCGCAGTAGCACCCAAGGAAGAAGTTTCATCCTTTGATTCTGCCTTTAAAGCATGGCAAGATCGTAATGCAAGAACATCATCCATGCCTCTCACAATGACAGGTGAGCAATCTCCCAAAGGATCAAATATGGAAGGTCAGGCATTGGAAAACGATTCCATGGCAAGAGCCAGATATGCCCAAAGCGTAAAAACAAATGCATCACAAAAAGCTGCACAAGAAGAGTTTGTAAGAAGATTCGGAAGACTTCCAAATTCCAAATCAGCCGTAGACAACACATATATGGAAACATTGTTGTCCACCAAATTTAAAACTAGATAAATTAAACAAAATTCAAAATAAGAAGGGATCCAATTTCTTGGATCCCTTTTTGTTCTATAGTGACTTATAGGCTCACTTGGCAGCAGGAGCCTCTACGGCTGCAGGAGCAGCCTCGGGAGCCTTGGTACGGCTTGCTAGGGTCAAAATAACCACAGCCAATACACCTACGGCAACGACGATCCAAGTGGTGGACGAAACAGACTTTACAAAATTCTTAATCTTATCTAACATAGTATCTCCTTAAAAGACTATTTAGGCCACCCGCCACCCCTCCAATTTTTCGGTTTTGATAAATAATTTCATGAAATCATTCATTCAATATCTACAGGAATCCGGGTTGAAGAAGGCACTTGATACAGGTGACACTGCAATGATGCAGAAAGAACTTGCAAAGAGAACAGAAAGACTCGGAAGATTGGAAACAGACGCAGCAAGACTGAATCAACTTCCCGGACACAAAGGCGCACTAGCCGCTCATACAAAATTTGCACAAGCAGGTGCACTCAAGCCCGGAATCGAAGATCTTACCATGCCACTTGAAGCACAAGGCATCAAGACTGGTGTAAAGCTCAGTCAGCTTCCCACAGAAAAACCATGGGGTGACAACATGGATCCAGACAACTTTGATGGTCCTGACATGGATGATCAAGGTTCTTCAGAAGAAGTCCAATCAGCCCAACAGCAAAATCAATTTTCTGGAAACTTACAAAGACCATTTCCAACACCATCAGAAATGACTGCAAATTTCTTCGCTCAAGGAAGAAAGCCATCTAACATTCGCCTACGCTAAAACAAGAAAGAATAAATTTATGAATTACCTAACAAATTACTACAAGAATCTCTGCGAACAACTACAAGCCAAAGTAAACCATCTTGAGAATATTCTCAATGAAACATCCGGCTATGCTGGAGACAGCAGCATTCACAAAGAAATGGCTGCTGAAAGAAAAGCCATGACTCCCGAACAGAAAGCAGCCGAACTAGCCAGACAACTTGGTGAAGTAAACGCCCGCAGAACCAAGGCAGGCCAAAAGCCATTTGCCAACATGGATGAGTATGCAAAACATTCAAGAGCCGAGAATGCAGCCAGACGTACTGAGCGTGAAGCAGCAACCAGAGCAAGAATTGAAGCCTACTCACAAACTCCCGCAGGACAGGCAGAGATTGCAAGAGGAATGATGGGTGCACAAGAAAGACTTGGTGGTTCTGCTGCTAAGCATGACAGCAATCCAACTGATAACATTCCTGTCTATAGAACTCCAGGACAATAAAATAACTTAAAAATTTTTGAATAAACTTTTGGGCTCCTTCGGGGGCCCAAATTTTTTTTATGGCATTCCATGTATTTTGAAAAAGGGAGTCGTTTTATAAATGGACTTTGAGAGGCTTAGGGGGGCCAAAAAGTTTTTATTATATGTGAGGTATTTGACAATAGGGGGTCAAAAAGGTTTTTGAGATATTTGGTGGCCAAAAAGTTTTTTTGAGAATATTAGAGAAAATTAGAAGGGGTCGGTGGGGCTAGCCCGTCCGATAACCCCCCCGTGTATGGGACCCAAATTACTACTCGGACACATCCCCCCTACCCTATACCCCCCTCCCCCCTACCTCTAATAATAAAGATGCCCCCCGCTTCGCGGGGGGCATCTGGTGGGCTGGGGGGTTACTGGCCCCAGTACCAGTCCCAGTAGGTGTCCTCGTCTGGCGCCTCCGCGTACTCAACGCCTTCCTCGGTGATCCAGGCAGCATCCGGCCCGAGATTCTTCGGGCGCTGGGCGAGGCGAACCTCAACGGGGCGGGTGGTTTCTTCGATGTGGGTGGTGCTTTCCATGCGCGTATTGTAACACACCGCCCCCTCGGTTGCAAGGGGGTCGGTGGAAATTTATTTGATTTGTTTGCGGGAGGGTTAGTCCCGGTCTATTGAGTCCGCGTAGGCATCCGAGTCACACTCACGAACGCGGTCCCAGTAGCAGTCGCCCATGTCGCGCTCATGCGCGTCCGCGCACATGTCTGCGCGAACATCCTCAACGCACATGACGCACATGGCGCCATACTCGGTAGCGCGAACGTTATCGTCCACGTGATCAGCGCCGCAAACGCAGCAGCAGGGGCGAGAGGTTTCAGCCGTGTTGTTCTGAGTGGTGCTCATGCAGGTATGATACCACACCAGGCCGCGCATTGCAACCTGCATGGTAGAGATTTCTATAATAACACTGCCGGCCCCCTCTGAGGGGGCCGGCAGGTTGGCTAGGCATTGCAGGTCACGGGCTTCCCATAGGGGTTACATTTCCCCCCATCCTGCGCTGGCTAGCCAGTCGTTGTCCGCGTCCCAGTCTTCGGGGCTCATGCTCGCGCAGGCCGCACCGAATGCCGCGTTGTCGGCATCGCGCTCCGCGTCATCCTGCGCCTTGCGGGCCTCGCGCTTGGCCTCGCGCTCCCGCTCCGCGTTCTCCTCGCACATCGGGCACAACGAATCCGTGTAGGCGTGCTCGGGGCGGTGGCAGTCACAGGGGAAGTGTTCGAATTCGTTCGGGTCGGTGGTGGTGGTGCTCATGTGAGTATGGTAGCATACTTCTCTGCTGATGTCAACCCTTCGGAAAGAAATTTCTGTAGCGGTGCTCCTGAGTCCTAGAACAAACTTTGAGAAATTTCTTTCCGAAGGGTTGACATCAGCAGCAGTCTATGGTACAATGGTGCCATGAGCACCACTCGCACCAATCGTTCGCGCATCGTCCTCCCCTTCTTCACGGGCACTCTCTCCGAGCGTCATGATCGCATGATGTCCCTCCTCGCCTCCGGGTGGGTGCAGGTCACCTACAAGAAGGCTAACGGGCAGATCGAATGCCGGCTCGCCACGCGGAACCCCACGCTTGTCGCCGCGTTCGGTGATAGCATGGAGCAGATCGCCATCGCCAAGAGCGATAACGACTGGGACGCCACGGTCACCGTCTACTACGACTACACTCGTGGCGGCATCCGCTCCTTCGTTATTGAGGACGTTATCGAAGTGGCGATCCCGGCGGACTGCCCGGAGAACAATCACTAAATTTCTTTCGGCGCACTTGACATACGCACCACGAACTGATACAATACCGACATGAACACCACCATTCGCAATCGTCTCTTCTCTGCCCTCGTCATCCTCCTCGGCTCATTCGTTTCGGGCGTGATGGTCTGGGCGCTGACCCAACCCGCTCCCCACGCATGGCTGTGGTGGGCGCTCCTGCCCTCCACCTGCTTCCTCTGCTTCTTCACGATGCTGTTCGCAGGAAGCCCGGATGGGATTCTGTTTGTGGCCTACGGCCACCGGGGCAACACTCGCAAATAACCAAACTTCGCGTAGCCAGCGTCAGGCTGCTAGGGTTGCTTTGATCAAAGCAATCTGATACAGAGCAACAGAGGTGCAAGTCCTCCACTACGCTTTCAATAAACTAACGAGGTGGTGCTCGTACCAACCGAAAAGGATTCGTCCCTGCCCCGATTCGTTCGGGGCTAGGTTGTTTATGGGGCGGGGCTACTATCAGCGGCCTCAGAGGCCGCTGATGTTATGGGACTGGACGCGGTGAGCCTGATAGTAGCCGGCCCACCTGGATGCGTTATGGGACGCGAAAGAATTTATAATATTCCGCCCCCACCCATTGACATAGCCGGCATGGCATGGTACAATGTACGCATGAGCACCACCCACACCAACCGTTACGAAACCGTCCGCACCCGCGCCATCGAATCCTTCATCAGCCACCTCGCATCGGCTACCCTCTTCGACTACGCTGCCGCGCAGAAGTGGTACGTTGAGGCCGGAGACTTCGCGGAGTCGCTGCGCGTACTGCGCCCCGAGTGGAGCATGGAAGTGTCCGCGTCCGTTGTGTCCGCATTCTCGCCCCGCGTGACGTGGGCGCACAACAAGGCTAAGGCATACCAGTACGCGCAGGGCATCACGCCGAAGGGTCTCCGCTCCCACGTGGACGCTGCCGACCGATGCGTCCGGCAGGGCTTCAACGGCCTGCGCGGCCCGAAGACCAACGCGTTCGCACGTGCCATCGCCGGAGACCGTGACGCGGTGGTCGTGGATGTGTGGATGTGCCGCGCTGCGGGACTGGGCAAGGATGCGCCCAACGCGACCGAGTACCGGGCCATCGCGGACGCGATCCGCACCATCGCCGGAACGGGTGCCGTGTGCATGGCCCCCGCCACGCTGCAGGCCCTGCTGTGGATCATCGTTCGGGGGAAGGCCGAATGAACCACCGCCCAGCCAAATTCGTCCATGACGCCTTCCGGGAGGGAATCCGGCTTCGCTCCAAAACCTGGGGCAAGAAGAGCCGGGACCCCCGGAAGGCGCGGAGGGAGGGGAAAAGGGAAGTGGCCAGCGAGGGCTGAGCTACTATCAGGAAGTCCCTAGGGACTTCCTGATTTTTTATTGGACGGCGCGTGATAGTAGCCCGCCGCCCAGTGGACGTTATAGGACGCCAAATATTTCTTTCTTTGCGTTTGCAATTTCAACCGAGGTGTGTTACAATGTACGCATGAACAGCACCACCAACAACAACGACGGCGGCATCATGCTCGACACCCCCGAACAGATCTGCGCCTACCGGGAACTGATGATCTACAACGGTCTGAAGTTCGAAATCAAGACCGCAGCCCGTGGCACCCCGATGCGCCTGACCCGTGGCGTCTCCTGCTACGCTCTCGCCAAGAAGGAGTACGGTCTGAAGGGCAACCGCGAGAAGGTTCTCGCCGGCATGAAGGAAGCCCTTGAGGCGAAGTACGGAATCCCGCTCACCTGAACCCCTGCATGGGGGGACAGAAAGCGAAATATTCTTTCTGTCCCCCTTTACTTTCGCACCCCGACCTGTTACAATACCGACATGAAGAACAGCACCACCACCGTCAAGATCCCCGCCTCCGTCACCCACGACCACGCCTACGCCTACGGTTACCTCGCCTCCTCGCTCCTCTACTTGGAGGGCATCGCAGACTACATGGAAGAAAACGACCTCCAAGGACTGCAGTATCTCCTGTGCCGCATCAAGGAGGAGGCGAAGAAGGCCCGTGAACTGGACGCCGATATGTCCCGCCGTGCTGACGAACGCATCAAGAAGATTCTCGCCGCCTAACCCACAAGGAACACCACCATGAAGAACACCACCAAGCCCGTCCGCCTCGCCAAGATCGATGACCTCGTTGTTTCCCTCGTCCTGACCGCCAACAAGACGCCGGAGTTCAAGAACGAACCCGCCGAGATCAACGCCGCCCTCGCCCTGTGCGAGATCACCGTGTCCCTGCCGTTCGACTGGTTCACCGATGCCGAAAAGACCCTCGTCTACATGATCGTGACGGAACTGGGTTTGGACTGGCAGGAGTTCGTGGACAACATCCGTGACGGATCGGTGTCCTACTACGCACAGGCAGCGGACGCCTCCTTCAAGGAGACTGGCGTCAGGATCATGCCGCTTGAGAACATCGTGACGGAATGCTTCAACCGTCACTTCGCCCAGTTCGGCAATGTCAACCTCCCGATCTAACATGGTGGTGCATGTAGCCTCCCGGCCCCGCAAGGGGCCGGGAGGAAGTTTAAAAGAAATCTACACGCCACTTGACTTTCGCACTCACACAAGGTACAATACCCACATGAACACCACCGAACTTCCGATGTCCACGATTCTTCGCGTTGCTCTCTCCAACAACGATACGCTCTTTGTGTCGTTCAGGAAGAAGGACGGCACCCCAACCTCGCGTGAGATCACGACTGACCCCGTGTTCATCAAGCAACTGGGAGGCAACCTGCCGACTGGTGCTCGTCACACCATCGAAGGCTACATCTGCGCCTTCGACATCATCAAGAAGGACTGGATCCTGATCGGTGAGGATAAGATCGACGGGATCGGAGCATACTCTCGCAAGACGGAGAAGATGCTGAACATGAACTAAAAAATACGGGATGGGCTTGAGCGTTGGCCTAGGTCTGGGCCCTGAAACCAATTCTTCCGGTTGCAACGGGAGAAGGCATGGAGGTAACCGAGCCTCCAAAACCTCTGACCCATCCTCTTTAGGGTGGGTCATGTTCTTTGGGCTACTATCAGATTCCCTCTGAGGGAATCTGATTTTTATGCGCCCCCTGATAGTAGCCCGGACAGGACGTTATGGGACGCCAAATATATTTTCTCTTTCTCTTGACTTCCCTTGGATCCTGTGTTACCATGCCGGCATGAACAACTCCTACGACATTGACAGCGACTACGACAACGACGATCACGCCTACGACTCCTGCCTTGACGATGTTACCGAGGAAGAAGCCGTTGCTGAACTGGTGGAAGATGGCTACACCGAAGAAGAAGCCAAGCGCATGGTCGGGCTGTACGACTCTGACGATGACTACTGCTACGGCGACGATGACCTTGACCGGGATGTTCCCGACTTCATCGATGACGGAGACTTCGAATGATCGCCACCGTCACCATTGAGATGCATTCCCCGCTGACCCATTCCATGGGATGGCATAAGCGCAGGTTGCAGAAGATGGTCAAGAGTGTGTTCCAATGCCTGGCCCTCGCAGATCCGACCGGGATGTTCGATGTTCGAATGAACACGCACGTAGATCAAAGTTTTGTTTTCGGCATCGACACCTACACAATAAACATGTCGGTCGAACTGCCGGATGACAAGATGCACAGTTTCATCCGGTACGCAAAACAAGTAAAACATTTTCACAGCGTGACCTTGACACCAGTCCCCGAATCTGTTACAATACCGACATGAGAAAGCCCACCACCACCACCGACATCTCCGACCTCATCAACGAGATCGCAAACTTCGTCACCGAACACCCCGATTGGGCCGAGTACGATGAGGACATTGCCCGCCTCGCTCAAGGCTACTTCATCCTGACGCAGATCAGCGGCCCTGATATGGTCACCGAAGAAGAATACGAGTTCGTCATGTCCCTGCACACCACCCTCAAGGAGATTCGCTAATGTCACCGCAGAACAAGTACGATGGTTTCTTCACCCGCAAGAACATCGACATGGGGGCTTTCAAGCCCGACCCGTTGGATGTCGTCAAGACCCTGATGCAGTTCGCAGGTGAACACCCGAACTTCTACAAGGACGAGGGTCAGCGCATGATCGTCGCCAACGGGATCCAGTACGTCACCAACTGGATGTTGACCGAGAAGGCAGACGGAAGGGTGCCCGAGATTCACTTGGGTTTCGCCGCCTTCATGATGATGATCGCACAGGTCATGGAGATGACCTACGAGGAGTACGCAGGTCAGATGGAGCGGGAGTACTACCCGTTCGACCCGGATGCGGACGAGGACTTCGAATCCTGACTTGACAAACCGCAGCCCATCGGTTACAATGGGCATTCGGGTTCGTAGCGCAATTGGTAGCGCAGTAGACTTTTAATCTATTGGTTGTGGGTTCAAGTCCCACCGGACCCATTCGGAGAAAACAACATGAACACCCCACTAGACTTCGATGAAAAAATCTTCGCCCTGCAGATGTACGACAGGGTTGCAATTGTCGCAGACCTGATCATGGAACATTGGCTTGAAGGCAATGCCAACCCTCCACAGGATCTGATCACCGCCTACTACGATGCAGTAGAGGGAGCGCAGATTGCCATCAACGGCAACCGACTCCACGAGCAGGTGGTTCGACCCAACGCAGAGTTCTACGAGGAACTGCATGAGAAGTTTGGGCTGACGGAAAACAAAAAGAAAAATCTTGACAGCACCCCCGATCTGTTTTAGAATGGCATAGGTTTCTAAATAGGTATAGGAGCCTATGCCTATGAGAAAGAAATACAACACCATCGGGAGCAAGACCAAAGAAGAACTGGCCGAGATTGCTGCAAAAGTTACATCTCTTGCAGGATTCTTGAGAGAGTTGGGATTGAACGACAGCAGGGCTGGAAGCAATTACCAAACTGCTAAAAAGTATTTGCAAAAATATTCCATCGATACTAGCCATTGGAAGGGCCAAGCATGGAATAAAGACGCACAGCAAAAAGATTGGTCTCAGTATACAAACAATCACAGACTTAAAATCAATTTAGTAAAATTGAGAGGACATAGATGTGAGTCCTGCAACAATGATACTTGGTTACAGTCTCCGATTGCTTTGGAAGTTCACCATGTAGATGGCAACAGAGTGAACAACGAACTAACCAATCTTCAACTTCTCTGCCCAAACTGTCACTCAACAACCGATAACTTCAGAAACAAAAAGAGACTTGACAAGACAACAAAGGTATGATACAATACCTACATGGCGCGGTGGTGAAACTGGCGAAACACGTCAGACTCAAAATCTGATACATAAGAAACATTGCGGGTTCGAATCCCGCCCGCGCTATTACCGGGTGTCCTTCTTCAAGGCACCCAACCCGGAAGGGTATGAAGACGGTCGGTGGGTTTGCGGAATGTATTAAAAGAAAAATGCATTCTTCCCCTAGTACCGTTGAAGTAGTCCCTTCCGATTTGTTCCCGTAGCACAACTGGATAGTGCCACAGATTTCTAATCTGTAGGTTGCAGGTTCGAATCCTGCCGGGAACGCTTGACAAACAAGAAAGAGGTGGTACAATGTACCTCAATCAGATATATTATTAATGAGTTTGGCGGTAACTACAACAACCGTATAGAGGCAACCTACGGTTGCACGGACACCGGAGCATCCGTATGAAGGCTCCACCACTGGACGGCGCGCTGCGGTGGAGAGCAGCAGGCGACTTATAATTGCCCGCTTCGGCATCGTGAGTTCGAATCTCACCCGTCCAATTTTAAGATTCCTCTATCAAACTCCCAATGGCAATTTGGGCATAGAGGAACAAGGTTAGAAGGATCGTTCACTACACTTAATAAAGTGTCTTTTGAAAAATCTTTTATGGCTTTGATATGACAAATTTCAAAATGTTTGTCATACCCACAATTGCGACAGCAGGTCCATTCAAGATGCTTAACGACATACTTGGCCTTATCTCTGATACGTGCATAAGTGTTTGGCCAACCTTTGTCACCATAAGCCGATTCTTCAATGGTCATATCAGGATGCCTGATATCATGGCATCCACGGCATCGAACTTGTTTCCGTTTTAGTTCCACTCCACAGTCCTGACATTTCCAAAAATTTTTCTTTGGTCTCATAGTTATAACACCTCCTTATATTTAGGTCAGATGTTGTAACTAAAAGAAACTTTTTTTCCGTCCGAGACTTGACAACCCCAAACCAAGAGGTATAATAGAGACATGAACATTGATCTCAACACGCTCGTCACCATCATCACCCTCGCAGGTGCCGCCTACTTCGCCATCGCCTACTTCCGCGTTCGACTGAACGAGAAGTTGAACAGCATCGTTCGTCATCAAGACGAGATGGTCAAGGATCTCTACCTTGAGCAAGAGAAGTTGTGGCAGCGCATCGTGGCCCTTGAAAAGATTTGCAGGGTCAGCGAGTCCAAGACCGAGAAGAACTACTACAATACGGGAGTGTAAGTACCCGGTGAGATGCCGGGGAGATAAACTCCCTTTCATACCAACCCCCGCGCAAGCGGGGGTTGTTTCTTTGAGCTACTATCAGAAATTCGCCCTTTAAGCGAATTTCTGAGGCTGTTTATATTATTATGATAGTAGTGGACGTTATCGGACCGGTTATCGGACCTGGATAAAAAATCTTCAGACCAAACTTGACTTTAGAAAGATTGTGTGGTAAGATTGCGGCATGAACAGCAACATCGACATTCGCAAGCGTAACTTCCTCAATGCCCTTCAGATCCTGTTCGGCACTCCGCAGACCATCGGGGAAGCAGTCTACACCCGTGAGCAATGCCTTGAGGCACTTGGCCAGTCCTATGCCCTTAGTAGCGAGCATTCCTACAGAGTCCTCCCGGCTTGGCTGGTTCAGCCCAAGAACCGCCGTGCAGGTCGTGGCAAGTACATCATCCCGGAGATGGTCGTGCTTGAATACAATCCCGCAGAGTCCGATACCGTGGAAGAAAATATTTCCGAATCTTCTTCCGAAACCTTGACTTCCTCCGAAACTTGTGATACAATCAGCAACATGAACAGCAACACCTACAACCTCGTCATGCCGTCCTCCGATGTTTCGCTCGTCCCCGTCAAGAACGAGACTTTCGTTCCGTGGGGTCACCACGATGACATCTCCACCATCCTCGCCTCCAAGCAGTTCGCTCCCGTCTACATCACGGGTATGTCCGGCAACGGCAAGACCACGATGGTGGAGCAGATTTGCGCCTCCACGGGCCGCGAGTGCATTCGCGTCAACATCACCGCCGAAACGGACGAGGATGACCTCATCGGTGGCTTCCGCCTCGTCAACGGCGAAACGAAGTTCGTGTTCGGTGGCGTGGTTCAGGCCATGCAGCGCGGCTCTATCCTCCTGTTGGACGAGATCGACCTCGGGACGGAGCGCATGATGTGCCTTCAGCCCGTGCTTGAGGGCAAGGGCATCTACATCAAGAAGATCGGTATGTTCATCAAGCCCGCTTCCGGCTTCAATGTGGTGGCGACTGCCAACACCAAGGGCAAGGGCGAGTCTGATCGGTTCGTGGGTACGCGCTGCATGAACGAGGCGTTCCTTGACCGCTTCTCCTACTGGTTTGAGCAGGACTACGCGGATCGCACCATCGAAGCGCGTATCATCATCCGCAAGATGAAGGCATACGGCAAGGAGGACAAGGAGTTCGCCCAGTACCTCACGAAGTGGGCGGAAACGATCCGCATGGGCTTCAAGGAGGGCGGACTGGATGACATCATCACCACCCGCCGCTTGGAGGAAGTGTGCAAGGCGTTCGCCATCTTTGGCGACAAGGAGAAGGCCATCAAGTTGACGCTGACGCGGTTCGATGCGTCCACGAAGGAGGCGTTCTTCAACCTCTACACGAAGATCGACCCCACGATCCTCCCTGTCCCGGAGGGGATGAAGGATGCCCCGGTGAGCAACCCGGTGAACTCTCTGACCGCAGAGCAGAAGAAGATCGCAGAATTGAAAGCACAGTTGGATAAGTTGTCCAACCCCGACACCGACACCCAGTACGCCATGAACGCCTAACCAAGAAAGAAAGAAAAAGAAAATGCCATACCTCAACAAGCGCAATCGTTTCGTCGCCGCAGCCAAGCAGTTCGCGGATACCGTTCACGGCGGTAACACCAACAACTTCAGCAAGGCCGACCTCCTCGCAGTCGCACAGTCCATCAACATGAAGGGCATCCCGACTTGGGTGCTGAAGGACTGCAAGACGGACAGCAAGGGCGTCTACGATCTGACGCCTCTGATTGCTCCCGTCACCGTCTGATGCTGTTCATGCCTCTCCCCCCCTTGCGGGGGGAGAGGCAGCATCTGTGAGCTACTATCAGAAAGCCCGTCTGGGCTTTCTGATTTTATTGGACGCCCTGATAGTAGCCAGACAGGACGTTATGGGACGCAAAATAAACTTTGTTTGTGGGTTGACTTCTTCCCCCGCATCGGTTACAATGTGCGCATGAACACCTCTCTCTCCATCTTTGCCAAGGCTCTCGCATCCGAGAACATTTCGTTCTCCTTCTCCAAGGACGCTGAAACCGCATCGTTCGATGTCAAGTCGCGTCACCTCATCATGCCGATGTGGGATGTGACCGAAACCGTCAAGACCATGCTCGTGGCCCACGAGATCAGCCACGCCATGTGGACTCCCTACGAGCGCAGCGAGGAGTTGTTGAAGGCTGCGGAGGCGGACGGCTACAACGCCATGCTCCTTCAGCGGATCGCCAACATCATCGAAGATGTCCGCATCGAGAAGTTGATGAAGCAGAAGTTCCCCGGCACTCGCCGTGACTTCTTCCTTGGCTACAAGGAGATCGCAGACCTTGACCTGTTCGGCTTCAAGAAGATGGACTTGGCGAAGGCCGGGTTCCTCAATCGTCTCAACATTCACTTCAAGTTCGGCATCCCCGGCTTCATCCCCATGACCTTTGAGGGGACGGAGCAGGAGGTCGTGGACATGGTGGACGGTGTGGTCAATTTCGATCAGGTCTTTGAGGTCGCCAAGTTCCTGTACGACCACCCCTCCATGAAGAAGATGCGCGAGGAGATGGAGGCTGCTGCTGCCAAGGGTGGCAAGCAGGGTGAGAAGGAGCAGGACAAGATCATGGGCGACAAGAACGATGTCCCCGGTGACTTCCGCCGCAAGGACGGTTCGCAGTATCAGGACGCGGTGGTCACCATCACCGGGGTCAAGGATCTGTCCAAGCACATCATCAGCACGGAAACCATCCTCAACGACTACGAGGGCAACAGCAACAGGCCGCTGCTCCTTGAGGAGTACCGCCAGTTCGTCCGTGAGTCCGATGCGTTCGTCCGTCAGATGGCCGCGCAGTTTGAGCGCAAGAAGGCTGCGGACGAGATCCGCCGTGAGCGTCCGAAGCAGACCGGGATGCTGAACCTTGACCGCCTCCACCAGTACCGCACCCATGACGATATCTTCCTGTCGAAGATCGTCAAGCAGGACGGCAAGAACCACGGCATCGTGTTCATGCTTGACTTCAGCGGCAGCATGGGTCAGACCATCGGCCACGCCTACCTTCAGGTTCTCCAGTTGGTGTGGTTCTGCGAGAAGGCGAAGATCCCGTTTGAGGTGTTCGGCTACACCGATGTCTACGGCAACCTTGATCCCGAGTATCAGGCTGCGTGTGATGCATGGAGGAAGCAAAACCCCGACAAGTTCTCCTACGAGTTCGACCGTGAATGGTGCGCGCAGGCTTTGAATCGTGACTGCCCCACGGGTATGCACATCGGGACGGCTAGGCTGCTGAACATTGCCTCCTCCAAGGACGATGCGGCCAAGCGTGAGCGTCTGTGTGCGTACATCTACGAAACCTATGTGCAGCAGACCCGCCCCACTTCCCGTTACCTCACCCTGAACGGTACGCCCACGGTGGAGTGCATTGCCCTCACTTCCCAGTTTATGGCGGGATGGGTGCAGGAGAACAACATTCAGATCCCCACGATCATGGTCGTGACGGACGGTTGCCCCAACCACATCAGCACCTCCAAGGAGGATGGAGTCTACTGGTACGGCGAAGGTACTTCCCTCACCGTGACGAACGAGATCCTTGATACGGTCACCGTCATCGACAACAAGAACGGCAGGACGAATCTGCCCGATGGCGTCATCTGCGCCATGCTCAATTCGCTCCGCACCAAGTTGAACGCCCGATGCGTTGGAATGTATGTGATGCCCACTCGTATCCTGACGGAACGCTGCTTTGAGCAGTTCTGCTTGAGCGAACAGGAGAAGCAGAAGAATGCCGATTCGATCTCCCATCACTACAAGGGTGGTGTGACCGTTGGAGATTCGGAGCGGTACAAGGCTGCGGCTGAAGCGTTCAAGGAGGGATGCCTCGTCCTGCACGAAGATACCTTCCCCGGCTACGATTCGTACTTCCTCATTCAGACCCCGAAGCCCGTCAAGGACGAGGAGGCGATTGCCACCGGAGGTAACTTCACCAAGGTGAAGAACCAGTTCATCAAGACGATGGGCAAGCGGGCAGGTAGCCGCGTGTTCCTCACCCGGTATGTGGACATCGTGGCGGGTCAGCCCATCCGCAAGATGGACTCCGGGATCTACGGACTCCCCTGCTTCCCGGAGGGCATGAAGTTCCGGGATCGCAAGGGCAGGTAAGATCGTTTTTAATTCATACATGGTCGCCCAGGACTGGAAGGAGAGAGCCAGTCCTGGGTGGCTGTGTACCTGGACTACTATCAAATTTCCTCCGAGGAAATTTGATTTATTTCCGCGTCCCCTGATAGTAGTCTGGACGGGGCGATATTAGCAGTCTGGACGGGACGGCGTGCAGCTGGAGCTGGGAGAGGCCGGCGAGCGTCTCTGGGACAGAATAATAATTTAATTAATTCACTGGACCGGGTTCCTGGATCCAGGAGCTCCAGCTCAGACGTCTTATCGGACTTGTGGTCTAGTACTTGACTACCCCCAGATCTGGTGTATAGTTATCAGACTGTTCATGCGACCGATAACCCCCCAGCCTCTGTGTCCTATAATCGTCAGATGTGAGGCAGGGGGTTATCGGACGTTGACCGTTATCGGTGCTATACTTATCGGACTCGTGGTTATCGGTCTGGCCGGTGCCATGGTTATCCGTCCCTTGGAAGTTTCAAATAAAATTGAAAATATTAGCGGACGGGATTCAGGACAGGATTCAAAAATTTCTGAAAATCCTGGCTACTATCAGGGGTTCCTGGGGGTATACCGTATGGCACACACCAGGACATGGTCTGGACGGGATATAGGACGGTATTCTGGAAATTATAATAATTGCTCTCCCCTTGGACGGGATTGAGCTGGACAGAGCCTGGATTGCCTGGACGGTATCTAGGATTGTATGGACGGTTTCTATAATTGTCTAAAATTTCTTAAAAATTGTATAATATCTCTAAGAATTGCTTGACAGGCTAGAATGCCTTATAGGCGAACGGGCTTTAAAGGCTCTCTAGGGGCCTTGAAGGGCTTAAAAGGGCTCTAAAGGGCGTTAAAGGGCAAACGAAGGGGCTTTGAGGGATGGGGTCTAACTCAATCTTCTCAAAATATTCTTAAAATTTCTTTACCCCACACACTCCCACTCTCCCCCACCTTTACCCCCCTGTATATCCCTCTCTTTGTTCATTGACTTTCTTGTATTTTATTGTATATTTCTTTATAATGAGAAATGCTACTTTACCATATCATTTATATGTAAATGTTAAAAATTCTTTTCTTGGACCTAATATGCCTGATGGATATACTCCTGCTATATGGCATGGTGTATATTCTCGTCCGGGTCAGTTAATATACTGCCATGTGCTTCTTGAATCTGGCGCACATTGGTCTGGTCTTCCCCTTTGTGCCTTGTCCACTACTGCTGTCTTTGATAATAACAGTAATGCTAATATTCAACCTTGGGGTGGAATGGGCAATAATATTGAAACTTTTATGACAACCTACTTGGAGGGGCTACCTGTGAGTGTCTTTCATACGGGGTTGAATGGTAGACATACTGGAATAATAATCGACTGGGAGGACGGATATTCCCGCTACCCAGCCGAACACAAGCCCTTGAGTCTGATAACGCTTGACTGTGGGTACTTTGCCCTTGTTCCCAATAATCACTTCACGGTGAAGGATAAGCACTTCGTGAAAGAAGATTCCAAGAATAATTTAAAATTTTACGAAAGAGGCGAGACAGTCTATTGGGAAAGATAATCGCTTACTTCGTACCTTCCATGTCCAATCCATTGGCTATCTCTTCTTGAGAGGTGTCCTCTTGAGATGTAATCTCTGTGGTTGGTGCAATCTTTGATTTTGCACTTCTCCAACCCTTTCCCTTTGGCTTATCCATGTATGCTTCAAAATTTTCTAAGAATTCTTTAAATTTCTTCATTGTTTGACTCCGTGTATGATTCCATGCTGCATTGTTGCATTAGGAAACACCTTTCTTACATCTTCTAGGTATGCTTGTGTTGGGGCGTTGTTCTGCCACGAATCTTTCTTGGTTTTCTTTCCTTGGCCTGACTTGTCGCCTTCGTAGATTGAAATGAATATTTTTCCACCGGGCTTGAGTGTGCTATGTGCAGTTTTCAGAGCCTCATGGCGGTATTCGGGTTCCTTGATGACATTCAGAACATTGAAGAGAGATGCGGTATCTGCCCCTTCTTTCCCTACAGTCTCCATGACCTTCTGATTGTGTTCTGCTGGGCGGTTGTAGGGATCGTAGACATGAGCATTCACTCCCAAATTTTGTAAAAATTCTACACCATTGTCAAACTTACCCCCACCAATATCAATGTGGGTAGTCCCCTTCTGCCAGCCAATCTTCTTATGCACAGTTGAGTAGCCAGTTGGAAGTTTGTTCTTGTTGATGCTGGTTCCGGCTGATGAGAACTCCTGTGCATCCTCACTTAAAAATTCTTTAAATTTCTTCATGTGCTTCTCTTTGTTGGTGAGACTTTCTTTCCTGATGCCCCATGCATTCCCACTCTTGACTTCTCGGCCTTCTTGCTCTTCAACTCTTTTGATGACATCTCTGATCGTGTCTTGGGGGTTTCTTTGCTGACCCGCTTGGTGGGTCTGCAATACTCATTCTTGCCCCCTGCACCACAATCTTTGCCTGACTTGGTATCCTTCCAATCTTCCTTCTCCCAACGCTTGAGGTTGGCCCCTTCCTTGCTCTTGCGTACATCACCCTTGGCCTTGCGGCACTTGGCGGTGGCTTGGGCTGCTCTTGCTGACCACTTGCCGTATGACTTCATGGCTTGGCGGTAGCAGGCATCCTTCTCTTCGTAGAGATTGGTTGATTCAAGCAAAAATTGTTTAAAACTTTTCATGTAGATATTTATCACTCTCTTGCTTGACTTCGGCTGGGTAAGGGCTATACTATGGGCATGAGAATCAAACCACCTACTACTGGTCAACAGATCGCTGACGAAATTGAACAACTCCGTGCTGAACGCGATGAGGCTCGCCGGGAGGTGTGCGTTTGGCAGGGCTTGGATACTGGTAATACGCCCCGCGAGACTGCAGCAGTGCGCGGCTGGGACTGCTACAAGGAGAACAACAATGCTTAAGACCAAGAAAGAACCCAAGTACCACTACTTTTTCCAGTACAACCGTGGAAACTATTTTGAAATTTCCCGTGGGTTGGAAAAGCGTTACAGTCGAATGTTCGTTGGCTCCGGTATGATGATTGGAGGCAAGGCATTCGACCTTCACTTCTACTGCACCGCCAAGGAATACAAGCGCATAGTTGCTTGCGCTCGTCGTCGTTACGGCTATATTCGTAGCATCAATCGTATGACCAATCAGGAATACAACAAGGACTAACATGGCTACCAAGACCAAGACCAAGAGCCCGAAGCGCTTCTTCAAAGCAATGGAAAAACTTTCCATCGTCATTGAACAGATTGATCTTCTGCGTAATGATGTCATGGATGGAACCATCTCGCAGGTTGAGATTCAAGATATGTTGGACAAGATCTCGCATAACATCTATGTGGTTGAAGATGATTTCCTCAAGCACGAAACCGACTTTATCAATCATTCAGAAAAGAAATAAACATGGCTACCAAGAAAAAGAACACCAAGACCGTCACCAAAACCCTCAGCCTCTTTCCCGAACAGGGTGTGTTGGGCTTCCTCGTGGATGTTGCCGTCACCGTCATGTTTCTTGGGACGGCATTCATGATGATGATGCTGTGCGTTCAATTGGCTGAGAAGATCACCATTACTTTTGGAAAGTAATTTTCCAATGATTGACAAACACAAAATGACTCAAGAGCGTTGGAACTACCTCATGCAGCCCTTTAATGGCGATGAGAGCGTCATGCTGACCGCACAGGAACTTGACGATGGATGGCATTGGTGCAATGAATGGGACGGGCTTCTCATTCACGCTGATGATCGTGAGTTTGACCATTGCAAGTGTGACTTCATGAAGAAGTTCCGTACACCGGAGCGCATGGAGAAGATGAAGCAGCAGCAGGCTTTGGACGATAAGGCAGATATAGACAACGCATTGGGATTCTTTGGACCCAATGACAATAATGAAATGGACGGGATGGTTTGGGAAGCTGACGACAATAATAATCAGTTTCGCAAAACGGATATGGAATAAATTATGGACCTGAGTTTTTTAAATGATTATTGGACTCAGGTCCGTGTTACTAGCAATAAACATTTTAACTCTCTCAATTCACATTTACACAGAGAAGTAAACTGCAATTCAATTACTGAAGATAAAATAAAAACATTGTATAGAGGATCAAAAAAATGGGATATTCATTTCCCATTGAAAAAAGTTGCAATAGAGTATAAGACTATTGCAACACAACAGCAATCTCAGTTTATTTTAACGGCCCATAAAAACTCAAGCCCATACGGAAATTTAAAAAGAAATATAGGAAACAGAATAGAAGAGGCTATTGGTTCTGCCATTGATGTAAAACATTATGACAATGAATATAAATTGGGATATCTGATGGTTTTCACTTTGAAAAGAGAAAACAATTTATTGATGCCCAAAAAAATTATTGATAAAGTCATAGATCAATTCGATCAAATGGTTAAAAATGATATCTATAATTTTTTCTGTCCTTTAATTACTTTTGGAATTGACGATCACATGGAATTGTCCAAATCTTATACGATTGACAGGTTTATCAGTGAAATTAAATCTGTACAAACTGTAGAGAATAACTCTTTGGAAAAGTTCTTTAATTGATACTTGACTGTCTTCTTTATTAAGGTATAATAAAATATGATTACTTCTGTTTCTACTCTTTATATGTCCGGTCAGGTTATTGACCGTTCCGTTTATCAGGGTTCGACTTATCTTGGAGAACACTTTGATAAGCCTCTGACTTTTGATTTGTCTTATACAATGCCTGTGCCGACTACGGAAGCAATCAATCTACCTACGGTTCCAGTGTTGATTATTGGAAACAATCTATTCATGGGTAGGGCTGAAGGCTATTGGATCTACAAGATTTACAACAATGGCAATCTTGTCAAGACCATTCAGATGGTTGACCAAGACTTTACTATTCCGATTCAGTATGACCGCATTGAAAACGTCTGCATGAATCTTGTGCCTGAAGAACTCACTGACGATCCCCATCCTCATGTCCCTGCTCCGGGAATTGGATTGCTTGTAGCGATGGCTTCCGTGGTTGCATTCTCTAGACGGCGATAAATATTAGAAATGCATTACAAGACTGTCTTTCTTTCAGACTTTCATTTGGCTTCCAAGAAAGCAAAGACAAAGCCTCTTATTGCTTTTCTAAAAAATAATGAATTTGATAATATCTTCCTTGTGGGAGATATTATCGATATATGGAGATTCAAACAGGCATTCTCAATGAATGCCGAGAAACAAAATCACCATATGGAAGTGATCGAAAGATTGCTCAAACTTTCTCGCAAGGGAACAAAGATTCATTACATCTATGGAAATCATGATGAGTTCATGGCAAAGTTTTCAGGCCATCATATCTTTGGTAATATCAGTTTGAGTGAACGAGAAGAATATACTACTTCTTCAGGAAAGAAGTTTCTTATTCTTCATGGACATCAGTTTGACTTTCTTACAAAGTTTCCTGTCAGTTCCTATATCTACAAACTTGGTGATTATGCATATGAACTAATATTGGAAATCAATGATTGGTTCAATTGGTGCAGAAGAATGATGGGAATGAGATACTGGTCTATCTCAAAGTATGTGAAGATTAAAGTAAAGAGAGCAGCCCAGTTTATCGAAAGCTTTGAAAGCGTTGTTATCAAATACGCCAAGGAAAAAAAATATGATGGAGTTGTCTGTGGTCATTTGCACGAACCTAAGTTGTATACTGTAAATAATATTACATATGCCAACTGTGGCTGCTGGACAGAAAAAGACAACTGCACATTTCTTTATGAAGATTCAGATGGATCTTTAAAACTGGACACATATGCGATCCATTGATCTTTTCATTGAAGAATTTAAAAGAGTTTCTGTACTCACTCTTTGTTTCATGATTATATTTCCTTTGATGATCTTTGGAATGATCGAAGGAATGATAAAATATTTTCTTACAAAGAAAAAGAAGACTGGATGTGAAGTCTAATGGTAGAACATACCGTACCATTTTGGTGGTTTGCTGGGGCTACGTTTCTACCAGTAATTGCTTTGGGAATTGCAGAAGTTTTAATTTACTTCAAAGAAAGTAAAAATTAACAATTCCATTTACGCAAGGACTTATTGATTCTTGAATCGGGATCTCTTGCGGTCTTTGCAGAAGTAAGTTTAGCTTTCATACCCTTCATGCGGCTGCAGAAGGATTTTCTTCTTTTTGCGGCTTTTGATCCTGGCTTTAACTTGGATGGCTTGGTTGTCACGGCCATGGAGAGTTTTGAGCCAGGATTCTCTCTACGGTAAGATGCAACACCTTTACGGTTCAGGCCCCCTTCAGGATCTTTGCCCTCTGAGCGTTGCCATGCAGCCGAAGATTCAATAAGAAATTCTTTAAAAGACTTCATACTACAATATTTATGTTTGACAGGGGTTCTATATGGTGTATACTGAAGGCATGAAAACCGTAATCAACAAACTTACCGTTCCTCTGACTCTTCTTGCCATGATTAACATGATTGGCATGGCATATCACTTTAACTACGAAGGTGCATTGGTTGGCAGCATTATTGGTATGATGGTCGCCTTCCTCGCTAACGAAATTCGCGCAAAGTTTGACTAATACAATGGTCCTGTCGTCTAGTCTGGTCAAGGACGCGGCCCTTTCAAGGCCACAACACGGGTTCGAATCCCGTCAGGATCACTAAACCTATGAAAGACATTGAACTACGTTTGAGAAATATGGCCGATAAGTGGCACGATGCAAACCGAGAAGTATTTGAAGTTTGCCGAGATGCCGCAGAAGAAATTCGTGTACTCCGTGTGCAGCGTAACTGTGCACTGGAGACTAAGGAATCTATAATCACTGCCTACAACCATGGAACTGGTTGGGGGAAAGGAAAAGACGAATGAATCCTATTGAACTAAAAGAGTACGCAGATCCAATTGATAAACTGATTGAAGACTATCCTTCTGTTTTCAAGGGTATGGTTCATAGTTCGCCATATAATCTTCCAAGTGGTTGGTATCTACTTGTTGATAAACTCTGCTCTGATCTTTCTGTTCTTCTTGATGAAGAGAGAAAGAATATCAAGGAAAATCCTGAACAGCCTATGTTCATGCTTCTTCAGATCAAAGAAAAGTTTGGTGGTCTTCGGTTCTATTACATGATGAACACAGACAATGACAAACTATATCATGATGTTCGAAAGTTGATTGATACTGCAGAAGATGAATCTTACAAGATTTGTGAGGTTACCGGAAAGCCCGGAAAACTATGCAGATCTGCAATTGATTGTCATACATTTTGCGAAGAAGTTAGAATCAAGAATGGCTATGAGGTTGTGGAATAAGAAAGTAATTAACCACAATGAATAAAAGTTTAACAATCGTTTTGATTACAGGTGGATTTGATCCAGTTCACAGTGGTCACATTGCATATGTTGCTGCTGCACGTAAACATGGAACACATCTAATCGCTGGAGTAAATTCCGACGAATGGCTTGTAAGAAAAAAAGGTAAAAGTTTCTTACCATTTGAGGAAAGAGCAACCATCATGCAGAACATTAAGGGAGTTGATGAAGTTATTGACTTTGATGATTCTGACAATAGTGCAAAAGATGCAATTCACAGAGTGAGAATGAAATATCCCGATGCCCATATTATCTTTGCCAATGGTGGAGATAGAAATGGAAAAAACATTCCTGAGATGGATTATCAAGACAATAATCTTTCTTTCATGTTTGGAGTTGGTGGAGAAGATAAGAAAAATTCTTCAAGTTGGATTTTGAATAATTGGCAGAAGACCGATGGAAACTCGTAATATTATTGATCATTACCATTATTGGAACGACGATGCAATCAGGGCTGACCTTGATACTAAAAGACATAACTTCAGTGTTGTGTGTTGCAATATTGGCAATGACTTTAATATCGCCACGGTCATTCGAAATGCTAATGCGTTTCTTGCGAAAGAAGTAGTAATCTATGGGCATAAAAAATATGATCGTCGTGGTACTGTTGGTACTCACCATTATACCAATTTTTATCATGTACGAAGTATTGATAATCTTGGATCTTATTTTGAATCCAAGCAAGAATCAGGACCAGTCAGACTAATTGGAATAGACAACATTCCTGAAGCCAAGGATGTAAATGCATTTGACTTTGATCCAAATGTGCATTATATTATGATCTTTGGGCAGGAACAAATTGGCGTTCCTACGGATGTGCTAAGTATGTGTGATGATGTCTTGTATATCCCTCAGTACGGATCTGTAAGAAGCATCAATGTTGGTTGCGCAAGTTCAATTATTATGAATAATTATTGCGCTAAAATTCACTCCTCGGTAGTGTAATGGTAGCACCAGAGACTTTGGATCTCTTTGTATAGGTTCGAATCCTATCTGAGGAATTATGACTGAGAAAATTATAGTATTATTAATATGTACTGTTGCATCCATTCCTGGTTTTTGGTTAATCGGTTATGGCATCTGGTGCATGATTAGTGATTCAAGAAAGAAATAATATGAGTAATATGAAACCTATCGGCAAGTGGATCGTCGCAAAGTCTTTGGTTGGTGGAGAAAAAACCACTGAAGCCGGAATTATCTTTCAAGAGAGATCTAAATACAAGATCATTCGTGCAAAGGTATTGGCAGTCGGCAACAAACTCACTGAAGACATTCAAGTAGGTGATGTGATTCTTTGGGATCTATCAAAGATCAAAGATGGATTTCAAGGAAATCATCTAGTGCACCAAGATTGGGTTGAAGCAGTCGAACGTTGATCAAAGAGATAATTTTTTATCTCTATTCAATTCGATATAATCGTTCATCTTGTCAAGATATCCAAGATTACGAAGTTCTTTGAAGATCAGATTGCCTTCACCAAACTCTCCCTTTGCAGAGATGCTTTGGCCACGCATTGCCTTGATCTGATCTTTTAGTTCTTGAACTTCTGTGGTGTCTGCATTTTGTGCAATCAAAGAATCTATTTTGGTTTTTAATTCTTCGACATCAGTATCATTGGCAATGTTGTTTATATCAATATCTAAATGAACTGGTTTGGACAGCCATTCATTCTTTGTCAGGCTGTAGACTCCTTGATTCTCTGGAATCTTGTTGTTTATATCTTGTGCATAAATCTCTACGGGATGGCCGTAGATTGATATGTCATGTTTGAGTTTCCACAAATCCTTTTTGTCATTGAAGTAATCTTCAATAAACTCTGGGCAGTCAGCAATAACCTTTGAATCAATTAGAATGTGCAGATCGACATCTGACTGAGGTGTGTAATTGAAGTTTGCATTGCCTCCAACAAAAATATAATCCTTGATTGCATGTAATGGCAATTTGGCCCAATGGCTCCATTCATCACCTATCTCAAGCAACTTTTGTCTTACATCATCCTTGAGTTCAAAACCATCCCAAAGATCTGGATTCAATACATCATGATATTGAAGAGTCTGTAGGCTTTCTGAAAGATATTCAGAAAATCTTAAAATTCTTGATTCATTTCTGTGCTTTGAGATTTCAATGGCCTGTAGTTGGGCAATTGCTTTCTTCTTAGAGGCATGTTTTCCCAGTATTTTTTTACCTGTGGAGTCCATAACATAAAATTTGTCGCCTACAGCCTTGATCATAGAATTATTTATGGAAAGAAAAACCCCTTCTGCGCAGAGATTAGAAGGGGTCGAAAGACCTTGCGATCTTTACAGGGGATTAGTCGCCAGTCCATCTAGAACCAGACCCGGGCATTCCGTAACCACGCATTTCAGTTCTTTCTTCATCTGTTAAAGGACCTCTACGAGTTGATGGATGACCTTTTTGGGCTTCACCATAATGTGGATGTGCTTTCATTGCTGCTTCTGCTGCTAATTGTTTTTCACGTGCAGCTAAAAATGCTGGATCTTTTAAAAATCCTCTTTCTTGGTAATTTGGACCCATTGCAGTTCTGGCAGTAGCATGAAGCTTTCCTACTGCATCACCAGCAGCTATGGCAGCTGAAGCAGCAGCAGCAAATGATTCTGATGGATATGGTGTGCCATATGCTTTCGCATTCCATGTTATTGCATCTAATTTATCATGTATACCATTACTATTATTATCCATTGGCATCAAATTGGTTGGCTTTTGGGGTGGAAGCGCACCTGAATTTGGGGTTGACTGAACAGGAACCAGATAGGATTCTTGGGATTCATTCATGACTCTTGGGAAGCCACCATATACGATGTTTCCGGTTGAGACTTCGCGGCCTTCTTTGAGAACACCCTTCTTCTTGGCAACAGCCTTCTTAATTGCATTGTCAACAGCACCCCTGTGCTCTTCCTTAGAAGTTTCAAGTTCTCCGTCCTTGTCATAGTCCTTACCGGCTAACTTTTCTTTCTTGCCCTTCTTCTTATCCTTGAGTTTGGCTTCAAGAATGGCAATTTGGCGCTCAAGTTGCTCGGAAAGATTACGGTAATATTGTTCAAGGTGTTTCATAATATTATTTATATTTGAATAAATTTAAAGATATTAACTTAAAAATATCCCATTATATACAAATCTATTGTAACTTAATGCAGAAGTTCCATGTGTTGGACTAAATCGCAATCGAAGATTTGTTATTTGTGTAAGATCAATATTTGGATTTATTATTTTAAAATCTTGAAGATTAAATGCTAAATTTGTTCCAGGCATATAAGAAGATGAAATATTTAAATTATTAATATATGCTCCATCTGAATAAGCATATCCATCTTTATTTGAATTTGGAATACCCATGTTTCTTTGTTTGCTGTTTACTATAGAAGACTGACCGTTTATATCTGTAGCATGTATACAAAAATGATTATAAAAGGTTTGAGATAATACATCTGTTAAAGTAGAAGTTGGATATGTTAATGCTGCTAGCCCTACAACAACATTTAAATATTTTGCAGTATTACTTATAGTAAGATCTAATGGCGAACCAGCCGAATATGCATATGTAAATCCTTTTTCTCCAGTTCCGTCATAACCAAAAACTACATTACCTTTATCATAATAAAGATTTACATAATCACTAAAATTTACTGCACCTGCATATTCTGAATTTATTAATCCAACAAAATCATTTGTGGTGGATGTTGAGTCTGATTTATACGATTCTTTAATAAAATCATACGTGGTACCTGCACAAAATCCACCAGTATTTGCCAATGCATCTATATTAAACAAATTTGACCCTAAAGTCATTTTAGGGTGAATAGTTGCACTAGCTTGTAAATTTTGTACTGTTGAAGGCAAATAGTCATTCGAACTATTATTTAATAAATTAGTAATTTTATTTTTAAAAATAATACTTATATACTTTAATACATTTTGGGATACCCAATCTAATGTTGGTGTACATGAGTTAAATACATATCCTGTTCCTGTCACATAATATCCTATAGAAGTTATTCCACCAGAACCATTTGGTGCTGCTTCTATTTGGGGAGAAAATACTGATAATTGAGTACTGCATATTGGATGTCCAAGATCATCATGGGCTGTATGTCTTACATTAATATGTGCTTTAAAAGAATCTGTTGCAGAAGCAGGAGATCTTAATTCTTTTACATTTAAAAAATACTGTGGTGTTGCATTGTTTGTTGTAGAAGGAGATGCTGTGATTGTAATAGAAGGAATATTGGCATATGTAAATCCTGGGCTATTATAAAAAATAGGAACGGTTGGGTTTGCATGTTCTAAAAATATACCACATAAAATATCAGAAAAAGATAAACCGCTAACTGGTGGTACTATTATATTTTCTTGCAAATAGTATATTGCGTTACAAGCAGCTGCACCACCTGCACTATGTCCAAATAAAACAATTTTATTGTAATTTAACTTTCCTGAAAAAATTCCAGATTTAATTTTTGATATTTGTTCTTTTAATTGTTTTAAGATACCAAAAAATCTTCCACTATAATCTCCGGGAGCACCAAAAGTAGGTTGAATTACAAAATATCCATATGATGCTAATAGGCTACCGTATGAATCATACATTTGACTTTGATGGCCTCCACCGTGCATTAATATAGCAATGGGAACGCCAGTCAAAGAAGAAATATTTTTAGGGTAAAAACATCTTTGGACTTCTGCCCCAGGAAGTCTAAAATTACTTTTATATATGGCATATCTTTCAGCTTCAGTAAAATCAAAAGGACTAAGCATATCAAGCCATTCAAATTCAACCTCATAAGGGCCGGCAGAAGATATGTCTAAAACTAATTTAAAATCCTGTACAATATCACCATCTTGAACAGACTGTGTGAGTACTGGAGAACTTTGTGATGTAATTCTAAAAATAATTTTGTATTCACGACATAATTGCAAAATTTCTTCTTGAGTCATAGAAGCACATAAATCACTATGCTTTAAATTTTGAAATAATGAAGAAAGTGATTGAGAAAAAATGTTGGATGATAAATTGCTGGAAGTTAAATTAGAGGATTGTGTTGCCGCAACATTCACAAAATTTAAACTTCCATCAATGCTAGCACATAAAAATACTTTTAACACATAAACATTCCCTGCATTAATACTGGAAGAAGATATCGTAGATACTCCTGCAGTAGTTCTATAGGAATTTAATAAAGTTAAATTTGTTGCAAAATAAATTGGATCTGTACAAAGCAATGTATCATTGGTTGTATAAGGCCATTCGGATGTAGCATATGCGACATTATGTGGAACTGCCGTTGATATTAAATTAGATATAAATGCCATGTATTATCCTATTGTCCCTATTAAATCAATACTCAAAGTAAAATCATTATATTTGTAAATTTTATTTTCTTTAGAAAAATAACTAACTGTACCAGAATATGTAAAATTATACGTATAAAGTGATTCAGTTAGTGTAGTTTGATAAATTAAAGGTTTTTGAATATTTGCTCCAGTTGAAAATATTTTAAATACTAAAGTTTTATTTTCAAAATTTATAAAAATATTATCATTGCTAACATATATATTTTGTATATTTCCATCTATTATACCAGATTGATCTATTGGATATGCAAATTCAGAAGAAGTAGAGTATCCAGTAGGATCGGATAAATAAGATTTGGTTGCAACTAAACCAAGTTGGGTTTTTTGGTCATTTGTTAATGATGACTGTGTAAAAAATGAATTTTCTAAAGTAGAAGCATCAGAAGTTTTATAAAGTATTTTTATAAGACCATTTACTATTAAAGATGGATCTGCAGTAACACCAGAAACTAATGATGGCCTTGAATAATCCTGATAATGAAAAGTATTAGTTCCAGCTGCGTTTGTATTTGAAAATCTGTATATTCTAATATTTTTAATATTGTTTGTAGATCTTTGCGTTACAAGTTGAGAAACATGGTATGTATGTGTATCATTTATTCCAACTTTTGTATTTATTACTTCTTCTTCAATTACTGGGGCATAGCTTGATATTGTTTGACCATTTCCACGTATAAATGATTTTTCTGCAAATGTTCCTACAATATTTTGATTAAAGTAAGTTATACCGTATTGATTTTTAAAATTATTATATGCATAGTTTTTGTAAGTCAAAATTGGAGCTTGGCATCCCGGCATATAATAAGACTTATCTTTATAATAATTTCCATCTATGTTTCTAACAATGCTAAATTGTTTTACTGAAGGTAAATTTAAAATTTGCAATAAAGCTGCTGATTGTACATCAGTTGGTACCGCAGGACTTGCGGATGGACCATTGATATATTGCAGTCTCATTTGAGCACTTCCTTGACTTAAACCAGACAAATCAGTATAGGTGCTTAAAGGTAGATATCTTTGAGAGTCATAGTTATAAGAAAATGATTTATAATTTATCTGATCTGCTGTAAGTCCTACGGCAGCAATTGCAAAATTATATCCTTTGCACGTTAAATCACTTGATCTAAAAACACCAGTGTCTACAAATTGATCTGATACGGAGTTTTGAGCAAACAAAAACTCATTTGCTCTCTCCATACCAGTTTTCCTCATTATGCCATATGCATTATGACTATGTACTCTTTTAAAAGATGCTGGAGCCAAAGAATCGTAATTTCTTTCATAATATGAAACTTTTGATGATGCCCCCAGAGCACTTAATCTTGTATCATACACGTTAGGATTGCGATTTAAATATGTGCTACTTATTGCAATACCATAAAAATCTTTATCCACAGCAATTAAAGATCCAAACAAAGGTTGGTCTTCGGTTATTGTCTGCAACAGTGCATCGTCATTTACATCAAAGAAATATACAGAATTATTATTTGGAGATGAAAGAACTAAATAATCCCCATCATCGGAAACAAAACATTTTTCATTTGAAGATCCACTAAAAGGAATACCACCTATGTTAACTATATTTAAAAGTGTGGTAGAAACGGCTGGTGAATATGATATGCCATACACCGATACTGTTTCTTCCAAAGAATTAAATAGAGCTAATTTTGACCCACTATCTGAAAAGAATGATTGTAAGGTTGTTACTTCAGAGGATGTGGAAGAATCTCCGGAAACAATTTCATATCCAGAACGTACCATTTGAATAAGTTCATCAAGAGTCTTTTTAATTACTCCAAAATTGTTCATCCATACATCTTGTTCCTTATTGTAAAAGAACACACCATATGGTGTTAATTTTTCAATCCACTGTGCAGCAGCCTTTTTTGCCTCTTGAAGATCTACCAATGTTTTTGGTTTGGTATTTGAAAAAATCTTACGAGTAGTATAATCAATTGCTTTTTTATCTTCTTCAACTAATATATTTTTTTGTTCAAGAGACTTATAGTAATTTTCCATTCTTTGTTTTTTCAACAAAGCCTTCTGCTGTTCTGGAGATACTTTGTCTTCCCCCAAAAATCTCTTGATAAAATCATTATTCGGATGCGTCATAAAAATATTTATACCTTTCTTGACTCGTTTCCCCGGTAGGGTATAATGTATTCATGGATCTAGAAGAACTCATCTACGAATATGGCCATACCATGTACAAACTTGGTAGACTTGAAACCGATGGAAAAGAGACTACAAAAGAATACAACAAATTCTTGAAAAGAAAAGAAGAATTAAAGGATTATTTTGATAGCCACTTCAAAGGAAACAATAAAAAATTGTCAAAGACCCTTGGGCTTGTCTAACACATCTCCAAATGTTGCTTTAATGATTTTCTCAACTTCTTCGGGCGACTTATCAGACAGATGCTGCATCAATTGTTTACGAACTTCAGTGGACCAATCTTGCAGACCAACTTTTGATCTATTTGGACCCATGTAAGAAGTTTCCATATTGTAAACATTACCTTCACTTACTTGTTTCATAAAAATATTTATCATGCCAAGAATCAGAAAAACTTCCACTCAACCAAAACGCAAAATTAAAAAGGCTCCCAAACTTCCTGAAGTAATCTATCCCGATTATGTTCAAAACTTCATAAATGAAGTAAAGGAAAAGACACCTTATATTGTCAGGGCTGTTCAGTACAGCATCGATTCTGGATATCAGGTGGGAGTGCTCAAACAGAATGGTGAAGTTTGGCATTGCATATGGATAGCCTCTTATGCCAAAACCAAAGAAGAATTAGACAAATTTTGGGATATGAAATTTGAATAAGTGCCTTTATAAAGGTTGTTATATGTTATTATAAATATTAATAACATGTACGACAAATATACTCAAATAATCGGTGCAACCGCAAACGCAGCCAGACTTCCAAAAAATAAAGGTTTATTAATTACCAATATTGCTAGTTCAGGAGCATCAGGTTTAACTTTTTGGGCATTTTCAGGAGATCCTGCCAGACCATCAGCAGGAGCAACATTTAATATTCCTATAACTTATAACTCTGCAACTGTTCGCCAAGACATCATTCCAATTGAAGCATATGCCGTTACTACAATTAATGGTGTTTGCGCATTTATATTGTTATAATATGCCAAAAGAAATCCGTTGTCTGATAACTAATCAGATACTACGGCCCAAGGAATGGTTTTGGTTATCTTGGGAAATGGATGCTGCCATCTCAGCACAAGGTATCGCAGAAATAGAAATTCGTCGTCATGATCCTGACGACGAATTTGCTAAATTATTATGGCAAGAATGGGAATGGTCCCGAGAGATCGGGTATCCTGATCTTTAACCCTTCAAAATTCTATTGATTTTCTGAGATAGTGATTCGTACATCTCTCCAGTACGTCCGCTATAATCACTCAAGCGACGAGCTTCTTCGTCTCTTTCGTACTTATCTTCTGGGGTTTCTTCATCACCGATTACATTATCAGATACATCTAGTATTACATCCTTAGCATCGGCATCACCATCTCCATCAACATCAGTTGGTTTAGAATCATGAGCCCATGCAAAGTAAGGTAATTTTCCATATGGAACTTCTTCTGTACCAGAATGTGGACCTTCCACACCAAATTCGGATCTAACAGATCTATGTTTTCCAGAACTTATAGATGCTGGAGTTGGATTTGTAATTTCATTTCGTATTTGTTTAGCTCTAAGTTCATCATATACTTTTTCATCGGCTCCAGCAACTTCTCTCGCATGTACAGGATCCGTAATTAATGGTGCACCCTTACTACCCATGTATACATCGTCAATATGACTACCTAATTTTTTTGCAGGTGTTGGACTCAACTGAGCTTGGATAATAGCTTTCTTGGCAGAATCTGTAATCTTTCCAGCCTTGGCTTCATTGAGCATATCACGCCCATTTTGTTGGGCTTGTAAGCCAGCTTGATTGATGGCATGAATCCAGCTATAATAACCTTTGTTTTTCATAATAATATTTATCTTTTCTTAAATTACGCTATTCTACTGATTTTTTGGTTTACTGATTTACCAGATAGATTTGAGGCTTGTTTATCTCCAGCCAAAGGTTCACCAATACCACTAAAAAGCCATTCTGTTTTGCGGCCAGTATCTACAGGCTTAGTTGGAAGGGTGCGTTCCATTCCCTCGGGTTCTCCTGGATTTCCAACTTCGGGAACATCAAAATCGCTTGGTATGTAATCGTAAACTGGATTTTCTTTTTCGGCTTCTCCTTTGGCTACCAATGATGCTGCCATTTTTGCAAATTGGTTTTTATATTTACCAGCAGCAGCAAGTTGTTTTTCCCATGACATTTTATCTTGCCAACCAGTTTCAATATCTTTTAATCTTCCCGCCAAATTTGTTTTAATATTTACCAACCCTCTCATATTTGCTGGAGTTGCACCACCTGATGCATCAAAGTCTCTTCCAAATTGTGCTTGAAATTCATTACGAGTTGTTTTATAGAAAGGAGAAATTGGTCTATCTCCTAGTGGAAGTGCATTTTCTTCAGCTTTCTTTTGGTAACGCAAAGCTACTTTATTTTGTGTACTGGGAACTGGAGGATTGCCAGTCTGTACCGATTGTGTTCTAAGAAAGTGATCATTTGTTTTTGAAAGTACATTATCTACATCAATATCAGGATTAGTTTCAACAGCTATTTTTAATTTTCTAGCTGTGTTCCCACCTAGTTTTTTATTAGTCATAGTTTTATACATTGCTACTTCAGCAGCCTGTTGCGGTGTCATTTCACTAGGATTCTCTGGTATGCTGGCAAATACATCCTGATAATGTTCTGCGGCAGAAGCTTGTCTTTTTGCTTCTTTGGCATCAGAAGCAGCTAATGCAGCTCTTTGGTCTGGAGTAGCGTGCAAAATATCTTTACGAGCTTTTGCCAATTGAACTGCGCCTAGTGGGTTTTCTTTAGCTGCTTGCCATTCTTCTCTTTCTTGTTGTGTCACTTCATTCAAAAATTTAGACAAAATTTCTGGATTGTTCTGTTGAACCATCGATAACAAATATTGCTGATCTGAAGATAAATTATGAGCCATACAAATATTTATATTTGACTTAATGTATCCATGATATATACTAGTGGCATGGATTACGGATCACATGGTGCTGGAAAAGGAAGTTCTCCAAGACCTGTAAATTTGGAGCAATATGGTAAGAATTTTGAAGCAATCTTCAAGAAAAAGAAGAAGGCAAAAAAGGTTAAGAAGTAAATTTTTGCGGGTGTAACTCAGTGGTAGAGTGTTGGTTTTCCAAACCAAGTGTCGAGGGTTCGAATCCCTTCTCCCGCTTTTGACAATTAAAGACTATAAAACTGTATAGGGATAACTGATACCCTAGCAGTAATCAGAGGTGGGGCGCGGAATACCTTAGAAGAACGCGCAGGGCTAGTACTATACTTCCCAGACCTTGATCAGGGCTGGAAAAAGGATTCAATGCCCGACTTTAGCGAGTTTACTCAAGTGGCCAACGAGGTCTGACTGTAAATCAGATGGCATCGCCTACGGGGGTTCGAATCCCTCAGCTCGCACTAAATAAAATGGTATTGTTGATATTGGATTGAAATGCGTACAAGACGGGGGTTCGAATCCCCCCGACTCCATTAGCCTAAGTCAGAGAATCTGCAATCCTCTGAAAACGGCGAATCAAGTCCTCGTAGCAGCGGGGCATTTCCCGAAGTCCTAGGCTTCGGGTCACCGGGGTCGAAAGGAATAGATTGGCGCAAAGTAATGAAGAAGGAGATACCCGACACGGGTAACAAGTGTCGCAAATAAACAGTTGCAAAAAATAATTGCTAACCAATTAGCAATGGCTGCTTGAAGCAGTGGGGTTTGGTCTCCCGCATCTGAATCGACCCTGAACCCCCCTCAAAAGGGGTTTTGTTATTTGACAGGCCATAAATAAGGAGTATACTATTCATATGCCTAATTCAAAACAACGTGTAACTTCTCGGACGCATAGAAAGCGTAAGACCCGTCTTCGTAATAACCGTCACAAGAGCCTCATGGAGGCTAAAGTTGGTACTCTTCGTGCGCTTGACGCGAATGGCCAACTACCTATTTCAGTCAAGCAAGTGAGATTGCCTAATGGCTAAGACCGCTACAGAAATGACTCTTGCGGATGTTCGCAAGAAGTATGATTCTATCGATTGCTTCTTCACCTATTATGATGGTGAGAAGGCTGCATTTGATTTTTATGGTACTGATGCAACTGGTGCCGAAGTTCGTATTTCCCTTGGTGGATGCCCTGCTTGGATCAAGCACATGGCATTTGGTCCAAAGGATCCACTAAATATCAGTGATGCAATGAGCCGTCACGTTCGATATGTCTCTGTTACAGACAATCGGGGCAAGTTGGTTTACGAACAAATTTTTGACACTAACTGAGGAAAGATATGAATAATTCAGATTTTAATGATTTCAAGAACTGGCAGAATGGCGATGATGATGACGCCAACAACCCAAACAATAATCCCAATGGGTTCTTCTTCTATGGCAACATGAGCCCCGAGTTCCGCAAGATGTGGAATGACATCAACAGTGGGCAAGACTTCACTGAGAGCATGAAAGAGTACCTGAACATTGATGACATCATGAAGGAATGGAGCAAGAATAATTCTAAACCCAAGAATCCCATGAACAATCGTCGTCCAATGAAGAAGTCACAGCCCGCAAAGACCACGACTACCTTCTCTCGTGAAGATTATGAGAAGCTTATTGAGATTCGTGGATATCTAAACATTACTGAGCAACGTGCTCACGTTAAGGCTCTTGACAAGCTTCTTAGTCAAATCGTAATGGTTCCAATTGATCCAAAGGAGAAGCCATGACAGATTACGTTCCAGGTTCAGCATATAAAAAGGGTTATGATACTAGAATGAATGGCGGCGACAAGACTTCCAACATTTTTGAATCTAATTCCGTATACTGGCAAGAATGGCTTGCTGGTTGGGAAGATGCCCACAATAAGATCATCAATGAAGCCAGAGCAAACTCTGGATGCACAAAGCCAAAGTGCTGTAAGAACTTTATTCAGGATTGATAAAGCCCCCGAAAGGGGGTTTTATACATGAACCCCAAGTATTCCGCTTAACAAATCATGGTGCTCTGCATTTGTATGCTGTTTAAGTAATTCTATAGTTTGATTACTTATTTTTAATGGATCTTCTCTTTTTGATGTCAGACTTCTGAGAGATTTTATTTTTAAAACATTTCCTGCAGTTTCTTTATTTTCTTGTCTAACAGAGCTTCCACGTTTTCTTGATTTAATACGTGCAGGATGTTCAGCCCAAAGTCCTGTAATATTTTCGGGTGAAACTTTAAAGAATTTGCCAGAAGCTTTTCTTTGAACAACAACTCCATTTTTCCATTGACTTTGGATGTTACTTATATTCCGTTGTTTTTCTTGTTCTATTTGTTCCGAGGATGCGGTATTTGAAAGTTTAGTTGGAAAACTTCCTTCGTATCTATCAGTTTTAATTTCTGCTCCTATTACACCATGTTCAGGGTGATACGCCCATGCATCTGGGTGTTTTTCTTTGGAACGTTGATCTGAAACAGAAGGATTCTTGTGTCTTCCGACATGAACTGCATTAATAAAATTTGAAAATGTCTCATGTCTTTTTGCCGTATCAGGTATTTTTGAAATATCTTCCAAACCGCCGGCAAATAAAAGCATTCTGGCATGAAGTTCTGTACTATGAGAATCTTTCCTATCAACTATACGACCAGCATCTTGATTATCTTTAGTTCTATATTTCATATTTAAAGATGTACTAATGAAATCAGCTACTTTTGGATGAAGATGTTCTGGTATGTCATAATTTGATTCTTGTGCATTTGTCAATACTGCAACATTTTTATCTTTATCAGTTGTTTTATCTGTATAGTCTGCAACTGCACTTTCTTCAAACAAAAAATCTAAATTATATTCTTCTTTTAATTTCTTTTTTTTGGGCACAGTATAAAGATTTCCATCTTTGCTATTTCTTACGATCAGGGTAGAATCAGGATTACGAATTCCAAATCTACGAAGATACTCAATATCATTCATTTGATTATTTGATATTTTTGAAAAATCATTGTCAGAAACATCAAACATATGGAACATTTCATCCGTGACTGGTTTACGTCTTTGCATTGGAGCCATTACGGGATCAAAGCCTGAAACACCACCAGTATTGTAACCAGCCGAATCACCAGCAACAGCCATTCCACCTGCACTCATGTCTTCTAATAGTTCGATGTAACTTGCTTCGGGGCCACATTGGGCTGCAAGAATACCTTCGACCAATGCAATATAATGTTCTTTCTCGATGTTGAACTTTTCTGCTTCTTCAGCAAAATAATTCAAGGCGGATGTATAGTTTGCCAACTGATACTTTGTGAGACCCGGAGGAAGCTGCTCAAAGATCTTCTTTAATTTGATGATGAAGTATTCATATGGATCTATGCTGCTCTCGGGCTTCACTAGATTACCATTGGCATCAATGGCTCCAGCTCTATAGGCTGCAAAAGATGTATATGGTTGGCTGATTGACTCAGCAAACTTGTAAAAATAGAATGAGGGGACTAGAGAACCATAGTTCATATAAAATATTTAGATTTACTTCTCGGAATCCATCAGAAACAATTTTCTATCCACTCTGACATCAGTATTCAGAAGTTTATAGTCTGTTTCTGGTATACCTTGAAGATTGAATTCCAAATAAACCAAGAAAGACTTCAAATAAGAATGAAGTCTTGGCTCAAGTCTGAAAAACAAAATTCTAGCTGATTTTTCTTCCCCGAACACATTTCTTAAAATTATAAGATGGTTCAGAATCAGTCTTTCCCGAATAGACTTCAGGGTTTTCTGTTTATGAATCTTCTGTATAAGTCTTTTTATGTACTTAATTCGCTTCAAATCATCAATAAATTCATTCTTACCTGAACACTCAGGATTGAAATAACAATCCTTGCAGAAGTCCAAAAAATTATCTTCTGTCAAGGATTGTTTTGAATTCATTACATTATTAGTGTTGGCAACCGCAACCGGGGTCTGTACCATTATCAACATCTCTTATACTGTCGTCCATAGCGGGGACGATCATCACGTTTATCTTACGAAGCATGTTAGAACCCTTTTGTACATTTACAACCATGTCCAGAGAGTAACCTAGTTTTTCCTTGATGCCATCACCTTGCTTGAAGCCCTTCTCATTAACATCATCATATGGGTTTTGACCATAGACTCCGAGTTGGGGGCTTCCATATTGAACAAGTTGGAAGACATTTTCACCGTCTTGAAGGCTGTTTCTCATCTCAAAGTCAAAGCCAAAGTGGTTCAACTTCTGCTTGATGATTGCTACTACTTCATCAGGATCGATATAATCCTTGGAAGAGAAGCCTTGGAGCATTGCATTGATTGCATCCAAAGAACGAGGAAGTTTGAGATTGAATGTTCCCTTGTTGGTTAGGGCACTTGGGCCCTTCTTTCCTTGGGGATCACCAATGAAAAGACCACCACCTTCTGTTTCTTCAGGAGCGTTTTCTTGTAGGGATTGAATTTTTGTGAGTAATTGTTTAAATTTCATGGCTTCCTCTTATTTATCTATTTTTATCCTTGTTTATATCCATCAACCCATATAGATTGGGATTATAAGTGTGTTCATTCAAAGATTTCATTATTTTGCTTACAAAGCATTTCGATACCTCATCCCATTTTCCAAGCTTTTTGCTGCTAGAATGAAAACTTTCTGTTATGGTATTGGCAACAGTGGACTCTTTTTTATACAAATGAGAATACTGAGACTTCTCAAAGATTTTTTCTACCAACTTCTTAGCCTTACTCATTTCCAATCCTTGCTTTGTTTCTCACCTTTATGATGACCATTGTCTGATCTATTGTCAGACTTTTCACGCTTGCGCAAGTTATTTATGCCATTCGAACCACCGGATCTCAGGGGCTTTTTATGGTCAATGTCTTTTCCATCGCCTCTTTTGGCACGACCTTTTTTGATCATAAGTTCTCTGGCACGGGTTCTAGCTGCACGTTCTTTCTTTTGTTTTGGTTTTCCGTGGTAGTTACGGTATTCCATTTTGTAATCCCTCTTGTATTCTTCAAGAATTTGTTCAAGAAGAGATATTTTGAAAGGAACGGCAGTAGCTCTTTCGATAACCTTATCCAGCATCTCTTTGAGTGGATTGCTATCGCTTTCTGTAAGCATGGTGGATTGTTCAAGGATATTGGCTTCATTGGAAGTCAATAAGTTTACCTTTACCAAAGATGAAAGAACAAAGTTATTGGATAAGGATTCTACCAACATGCTGTTCAAGAACAAATATGTTTCGCCCAACAATTGATTTGAAAGTTTATCTGCACGGGTTACTGGTATTTTGGTAACCTTGTTGCCAATACGAACATAGTTGTATTCTACGGCATTTAGATCATCGGGTTTAAATCCAGGGATCAAACTGGCATCAAAATCAAAATCCATGTTTGCTTGTAGATAATTTGAAGCAATCTCCATTGGATTGAGTGTATTGATGTCTATCATCAACTCCTTCAATGAAGGAGTCTTTTCTTTACCTTTTTCTTCTTTTGTTTCAATGATAGAACGCCATTTTTTCAATTGTTCGACAGACTTTCCTTTAAAGTTTGAAATATTGTCGCCATCTAATGGAGTCTCAGAAGGTTTTGCATTCAGAACTGCATTGTTGGAAATCTCTTGAATATAGTCATCAGAAAGTGCAAAAACACCATTGGCTGTTACCAAATGATTTGGTTGTTCTTTTGGATCCTTGAGCCCATCACCTCTCAAATATGATCGAAGTATGGAAGAGGCAATGTAATTACCGACTGCCGACTTTCCAGTATCCATATCCTTCTTGAAGATTCCCTTACTGGCTTTTTGAACAATATTATTCAAGTTTTCCAATGATGCTGCAGGATTTAGATTTCCTTCTGCATCAAGAATGGTTCCAGATTCAGTTCCATCACCGAGCACAACTGGAGTATTTTGCAACTGTTGAACGTACTTTTCATTTTGCAAAATTATTGGCAATGCTTCATTTGAAATCAAAATGTTTGAGACTTTTGATTTGCTTTGATTGATATTGGCAAGCATCTTCTTAACACCGGGATCAGATTCCATTATTCTTGGGTCTGATAGCGCTGCATTGATTGAATTTGCTAGAATACCTTTGAATAGCTTATTGCTTTGATTTAGTTTATCTGTTGATACGCTGAATTCACCACCAGCTTCAATCTTAAATCTATATTCACCACACTTCATGTCAACTGAGCCTTCGGAATACATTTGTTTGCTTCCGCTTTCAGTTGCAGAAATAAGATTAGTGAGACATTCATCACCAATCTGTGAAAGAATTTTATTGGCTTGAAGATATGCTCTCTTGGTAAAGTCCGTCGAAGCAGGATTTAGTGTAGCAAAAGTTTGCATCTCTTGCTGACCTGCACCAACCTTCAGTTTGCTCAAGAACAAGATAGCATTTAGTACTTGTTGGTTGAAAGGCAAGGAAGAAATAGGGCTAATACCAAATTGAATACTCAATCCTTCGAAGCTATTGTTGTCGTATTCTTTATTTGTTGGTGGATTTCTTTGAGACTTGAAGTATTCTTCTCTTGCCTCTGGGGGCAATGCAGCCAATTGCTCTGCGGACATTTGAGTCATCGCAGTAAACATTTCTTTCTTTGAAAGTCTGCGTGGCTTATCTTCTTGTTCGGCTTCGGGTGCTTTTTCTTTCTTTTCTTCTTTTGGCTTTTCTTTCATATTGCCCAAGAGAAGTTTAGATGCACGAGTTTGTTCAAAGTTAGGATCGCCAGCAATCTTTTTAGCTTCTTCAAAAGTGATAGAACCGGATTTTGTCAAATCTTCGTGTTGTTCTTTGTTAAATGAATCTTTGAAGATAATCTGAACTCTACCGGACTTTGTTTTTACAATGACAATATCCTTAAGAAGTTCTGCCTTAGATTTTCTATCTCTAGGAATTTGTCTGGAGCGTTCTTCACGCTTACGAGCAGCATCCTTGGCTTTATAGTCCCCGGCTTTATCTGTGGCCTTTTCCTTGGAAACAGCCTCGCCAGTAGTTCTAAATGAATCGGCGCGTTCTCGGGACTCTTCGTTAATAATTTGCAATAAGGTCTTGAAGTTCATTTAAAATATTTATGAACCAAAAGAAGCATGCTATTCAAGATAGGGGAGTAAATAATTTGAAGTTTTTGACAGTTTTGGCTTTTCCGTTCACCAATTTATACAAATTTGCAGGAAAAATGCCGTGTTGCTTAGCAAATTGTTTAAGATTGATGACAACGATAACTTCACCAGTATCAATATTCTGAAGAGTGACTATCTTGGGAACCATTATCTTCTTCTTTTTAGGTTCCTTTGCCTTTATATGCTGTCCGGTAGTTTCTTTGATTGCGCGGACCTCAGAAGCCGTCCACCCCTTGTAGGTCTTCCTTTTACCATTTAATAGTTCACAAATTTTTACTGAAGTGAGTCCATGCTGTCTTCCAAACTCAGCCATACTGGTAAAAAATACCTTTTCATTTGTAATGATATTTTTCAACCAGTAGCCGTTTTGTTCAACAACTGGAGAAACCCAAATCCAGATTTTTGCTTCTTGCTTAAAGAATCCACCATATGTTTTGACAAAATCTTCTCTGCAGGCTTTTGCTTTGGAATTGTCATTCATTTTGATCCACCATCTGGATCCTTTGCGGTTCACTTCTTCTTGTGGTGTTCTTATATTAATGTATTCCATTTTCTTTCCTATAATGGTTGATTGCCTTTTTTAACTTCTTTACATACTTGATGGGATTGTCTTCAAATACTTGGAATAGCCCATCTTCACATGCAATCAGTATCACAAAATTTTGTATTATAACACCAGTTCTCTCTTGATACATTAAAGCATAGGCTGTTGCCTGTAGAAAATAATTTTCAATATCTTGCTTACGTTTTTCTTTAGTGCTCGCCTTAAAGTCAATAATAGAAAGTTTGCCGTTGTATTCAGCAATGCAATCTGTTCTTCCTGCCAGACCAAGAATTTTTGACCATAGTGGAGTTTCTATTGCTGCTATGTTGTCTATATTGTCAAGAGCAGGTTTTATTAAATTAAAAAGAGCCTTGAAGTTTGGAAACATATTTTCCATGTCTAAAGGCTCATTACGAATATAAGTTTCTATAATACTATGAAACTTTGTTCCACGTGATGTTACTCTACGGCTTTCTTCAGGATTCTTTCGTCTCCACTCAGCAAAAAACTGTTGCTTGCCGTAGCCAACAACAGTCGTTACGCTTGGAAACTCACCATCTGGAGTGCTATAAAATCTCTTACCTTCTTTCTGTACTTCAGATAAGGTAACATTAGATTCTATTAAATTATGTTTAAATTGTTTAGATAAATTCACAGTCATATTATATTATATCACAGATATTATGAAGGGGAAATAACTTGTCCAGATGCTTGACCAAATTCCTTGATTTTTGACTTTCTTGGAGTTTTTAGACCGGGATCTGATTGAATCAAACGTACACTCGGGGTGTCTGTCGGTGAATATCTATCGCTGGATTCTGGTGGATTATATGGTTTCAAAAGTTTGCTTACATCTGATATTAGCTGACCAGCTGCTTGTGCACCAATTAATCCTTTCGCAACCCATGAAATAATTTGATTAGTAACATCATCAGATGTAGTAGCTTCTGCTTCTTCAATTAATTTTTTACAACCACAATCTTTTTCTGTTTTAGTTTGATAACGTTCGCAGAGAATTTTTTCTATTAGTATGTTTCTTAGCATAATAATTTCCTCAGGCTAAACGCGATCCTCTGGAGTATTTAAACTCATTTTCCTTTTGGGTTCCCATGCTAGTAAGTTGACCAGCAGGAGGTAATACAGAACCTTGGAAGCCAGTTGAAGAATTAGCAGTTCCTTGAACCGCGCCCATTTGTCCCAATGTATTTCTGGTGGCTTGTTGATTTTGTTGAGCCATGGCAGATTGAAGAGTCATTGCTTCTGGGCGATTTGGTCTGGTAGCCATACCCATATTTGAGCTTCCTCTATATTGGCCCGCACTCACCATTGGCTGTGTTCTTTGTGCTAAAGATGGTCCACCTTTCATATTGGGAAGACGAATATCATTTTTAATTGGAGGAAGATCGAGCATTACCTGCAGACGTTTATCTTGATAAGCACCGGGCATATCACTTGCTTTTCTATCGTCCAGAGAAACTGGAGGTGCAATTATTCCACCACCGGGACCACGCTTTGGCTGTCCCTCAGGTTCACTTGATACATATTGGCGCGTATATGGGGTTGTGCTGGTTGCAGTAGGTTGATTCTTCGCAGGAACAGATTGTAGTTGACCCTGAACTGGTACTTTAGTTTGAGCATCTGGTGCCTGAGACTGGCCTTGAACTGGTGTTGTTGTAGAAGCAGTCTTAGATGTTTGTGTTTGAACTGGTGTTGGATTAAATACAGTATTACCTGATTTATCTGTACTTGCCGTGCCTGTAGATTCTCTTGCTTTAATATTTTGGCCAGCTAAACCACCTACAAAATTTGCTACATTTGCTGATAATTTACCGACAACACCTAAATCATATTTTTCTGGATTGTTAGCCTGATCTGCTGCTTTTTTAAAGAATGATCTATTATCAGTATTTACTGGCTGTTGTGCTGTATTTTGTTCTTTGTATTTGTCAATTGAATCTTGTACAAGAGGAGCACTGGAATAATATGCTTGCCTTTGTGTTCCTGGTTTACCAGATGCTGCGTCTCTTTCTAATTGTTGTTGTCCGGCGGTTTTAGGAGCAGTGGGAGAACCAAAATTTTGTTGTGTGCTGTTTGCTCTTGCTTGTCTTCTTCTATCTTCAACTTCTAATGCCCCTGGAGCAGCCATAGATGGAGCATCCCAAAATCCTTCATTTAAATTGAATGGATTCTTGATTGCATTCTTTGTATATGCAACACATGATGGCTTGTTTGCTGCATCCATAGCACCAAGATTCTTCATGGCATTCTGAGCAGCATTCACAGAAGTTTGGTTGTTGCTAAAGTTTGTTTGCTTATATGGATTGTTTTCTTTTAACACTCCAGATACTGCATCCTTCAAAGAAGGCTTTGGTTGTGCAGGAACATTGTTTTCAGGCTTTCCGTTGAAGAATTGCTTGACTTCCCAATAAAATTGTCTATCTTTGATGTTATCCATGGCTATGAAATATTTAGATTTACATAAATACTTAAAAGGTATGAAGAAACAGGTACTCCTGTTAAACCAAGATAATAGCCCACTCAATATTATCACTATTGGTAAAGCTTTTAAACTATTAAGTCGTGACAAAGTGTACGGAGATGAAACTTCAGCCGAATGCTATGAAGTTGTATCTGTTTCAAAGATTGTCAAGATTCCTAAAGTTTTAATTTTAAAATATTATGTCAAGTTGCCATATAAGAAGGCGGCAGCATCTCGTAAAAATATTTTGAGAAGAGACAGTTATTGCTGCCAATATTGTGGTATTGAACTTTGTGATAAGACTGCAACGATTGACCATGTGACTCCCCGCTCAAAAGGTGGTGGCTCTACATGGACTAACATGGTAGCAGCATGCAAAGATTGTAATCTAAAAAAAGGCAATCGAAATCCAAAAGATGCAAAAATGCCTTTAAGAAATAAACCAAAGGAACCAAGTTATGGATTCCTTTTTGAACACATGCTAATTAGTTTTAAGAGAGACAAATATGCCTAATTATTCTTACATTTGTGAAAACTGTGATCATACTTTTGAAGAAACTCATTTGATGAAAGACCATGATCTTCCTATGAAGAAGCCATGCCCCAAATGCAAGAAGAAGAAAATTCAAAAGAACTGGTCTGTACAGGCAAATGCAATACAATTCGATTCTACAATGTCACCGGCCAAAGTAAATGGCAGTGCATGGAAAGAAGTTATTGATAGAATCAAAACAAGTGGCCAAGTTCCAAAGAGATTCCATGAAAGATTGGATAGATCTTCAGATTTTAGAAATGGCCGAGCATATTAATTTTTGTTATTGACCAAAGATTTTAAAATATAAAAACTGTCAATAACATCTGTAACAGGATTACTCAAAGTTTTTTGACCAAAGACCGTCAATAGATCGGTCTTTGTTTCATTTTTGAAGGCTTCGTACATTGCAAGTTTGTCTGAATTTCCCTTCCCAGTGGCACATTTTTTAACTTTGGAAGGTTCGACTATGGTGACCGGTATAGCCTGTTTGTACAGCTTGTGCTTCAGAATCCCCATGTTCTCTGCCAAATTGAATACACGGCCTTTAGAGCCAAAAGAATAGCCTTCTACGGCAACCTCTGAGGCCCCAATACAAAGATTGATGGCCCAGTCAGATATACTGTCAAATCTGTCCACATCAATATGATATTCCTGAAAAGATTCCCCGGTAATATTTGGGGCAATTTTATCAGCATATTTCTTTGTATTGGTCAAATAATAAAAGAAACAATTTTCAAATTTAAATTCCCTACGTTCATCATAAAGACAAAGACAGGGGCAGGTTATAGAGTAATCAATGCCGATTAACATATGGAACATATATATTTATACCTTGGTCAGAAGTGGTGGTTCTTTAGCAGTCTGATGAAATATACTTCGACCATTCCAAAAGGACTGCGTGGAATACCCACCACCTCTGCCTAAAATATTTATGTAAAAATTCCACCCTTGTGGGGTGGAATTTTTTATTTTATGCTCCTCGGGCTGGGATCGAACCAGCGACATTTCGCTTAACAGGCGAATGCTTCTACCACTGAGCTACCGAGGAAAGTGAATTACACTATCTGACATCCGCCTGCACTACAAGCATATTCCTTTGCGGATTCAGTATTGTCTTCTGCCTCGTATTTAGACAGATCTTTAAAGTTAACTTTAACTTTAGGATGTGCTGAATAGGTTGCAGAATCAATCTGCTCAAAGGGTGCCTGAGCATAGGTATGACTGTCACCACCGGGAAGGAACGAGATGCCTGTTGCGACATCAAAGTTTTCCCAAAGCCAGTTGCCGACTTCAAGGAATTCAGAGTCCTTGTAGTTGACGGTGATTGATGGCTTGTGATGGCAGAAGTGCTCTTGATAAGTTTTCCACAAATCAAGATGGTCAAGTGCGCGAAGTTCCTCAGTGGTCATGGTTCCCTTTGGAGCCTTCATCGCAAACGTAAAGACGGCAGTAGAAGTTGGGTTGATGACATCATCCTCGCACGGGACGCCTTGATCCTTCATTAAATTGTACAGAGGATCTTTCTTGTCCAGACGAATTCTGCGGTAATAATAATCCGCATAGCGAGGATGCAGACCCGAGGCAGAGTCCACCAAACACGATGTAGTGCCTTCAGGCTTCACGCAAGTAACTGACTTGCTAGGATTGATTCCCAACTTCTCTGCCCACTTGAGATTCGTCGCAGTCGCATGATCACGAAGAGTCTCAAGAAGACGAACAAGCTTTGGTTTGCCTTCCAAACCACTGGTAAGCTTGTTGTCAAAAATACCTGTCATAGATACGCCAAGCAGTCTTTCCTCTTCACAGTTCTTCTTCCACTCTGGACGAAGGTATGGGAAGTTGGTAAAGGTAGATTGAACAGTACCAATGATTGTAGCGATCTCAATCTTCTTCTTCAGTGTTGCTGCAGTATCGTCTTGACGAACTACGACTGTAGAAAGATTGCAGAATTCAAATGGCTTAAGAATGATCTCTGAGCATGGGTTGGTGCCATACTCGCAGTCTGGATCACGGCCAGACTTTGCAGCCTGTTCCTGTAGTGCCTTACGATTGATCATTCCACGCTCACCACTGTGGCTATTGTATAGCGAGGTCCACTCTTCAAGGAATTGACCCATTGGAGGACGCCCACGATACACAGCAGAGTTGTTGGCATATGAACGGAAGCCAGCCTGCTCCCACCATGCACCGCTCTTGCAGAGTGCCATCTCACGATCAGCAAGATCACTCAACGAGATCATGGCAGAACGACGAACCCCACCAACGATAACTGCATTCGCAATAGCACAGCAAACATCGTGGCATTCAAGAGCAGTCAGTCTGCGTCCTTGTGCGTTGTAAAAAATCTTCACGACAAACTTGAATAGATTGTCTAGAGGAGCAGGCCCACTAGCACGACCACCAAAAGTCTTAAGTCGTGCACCAGCAGGTCTAATCTTTGAAAGATCCCACTTAGGATGCTTGCCTTCATAAAGGTTTGCAAAAATGGTCTTGATTGCATTTCCCCAACCTTCCTTTGAGTCTTCGACTACAATTACATTATCAAAATCTTTTACAATCTTGTTTGATACGGTTGGAAGCTTATCTGTGTATTGACGTTCAACAGAATAACCAACTCCAGTTCCATTCATCAAAACAACAAACAGTTCTGCAAATGAATCAATGGAATCAATAGGTAGATAAGAACAATTGTACAAGCAAGTATTGTCATGGTCCAGTGCAGGACCAGCAGTCATGAGGCTGCGCATGGAAGGAAGAACTTCTAGATTGAGAATTGCTTCCTTTACATCTGGACGTTCAGCAAGTTGTGGAACCTTACCAGTAAAATACTTCCACCAACGGTCTACACATTCATCCCAAGTCTCACGACGATTTTGGTCGTTGAGCCAGCGAGAGTAGCGAGAGATGAAAATAAACGATTGAAATGGTGATAAAATTTCTGCCATAGTTAAATCCTAAGTAAGTGTTTCTTATTTATATTAATTCACCATCCTATAAATGGTGTTGTATTTAAAATTTTGTATACTTCTCCGTCTTTTAAAATACTTTTAACATATTTTAATTCTTTTTTATTGTAAACTGTTATAAAATATGGTTTTCTATAAAAATCATATAGTACCAAATATTTTAATTTTTTACTTTTATTCATTATTAAGAATATATAACAATTTATCAATCATAGTATACTCTACAAATTGGTTATTGCCAACATATAATCCATTATTATGCAGATAGTCTGCATTTGGAAAACTATTGTACATATTTACTTTTTTCATATATGGTTGTTTAAATAGATTTCCGGCAATAAATGGTCTGTTTTCTATACCTGCATCAGTTAATTTGGATGACAAGTCTTTAATATTATTCTTTTTTGATATAATGGGCATTGCAAATGAACTTATTCCATTTGAATTAAAATTAGTCTCATATTTTGATGGGTCCAATTTTGAAATATAATAGTTATAATTACTATTTCTAACCTTTATATTATTATCCAATTTTTTTAATTGCATTATACCAAGATATGCATTTATTTCTGTATTTCTAAAATTAAATCCATCTGTCAAAAATGTAAATCTACGGTCGCATGAAGTTTCTATCGCTTCCTTATTTGGATGTTCTCTTAAAAATCCATGAGATCGATTCAAAAGTAGTTGATGATACAATTCTTCATTATTTGTTGAAATGATACCACCTTCAATAGTCGTTATATGATGACCATAATAGAACGAGAAAGTTCCGGCCAAACCAATATTTCCTACTTTATTACCATTGAACAATGCACCGTGAGATTCACAGCAATCTTCTATAATTTTGATATTGTTTTCTTGGCATAGAGCAATAAGTTCCTCGGTAGCACCATTAAATCCAAGAATATGAGTTAAAAACAAGTAATCTGGTTTCAAAGAAACAATATAATTTTTTAACTGTTCAATATCAAAACCAAAGTTGTTTAAATTATTGTCACAAAGTTGTAAAAAAGTACTTTCCTTTAATTGCATTGCTGGATTGATATTTGTTGGCCAAGTACATGCTTGGCAAATCATACCACCAGGACCATATAAATCATACAAAGATTTTACTAACATCAAATTAGCAGAAGAACCTGAGTTTACAAATACAGAATACTTGCATTCTTGCCAATTTGACCATTCCTGTTCAAATTGTTTTACATAATGGCCTTGAGTATATTTGTCTGTATTCAAAATGAAATTAGACAACTCTTTACGTTCATATTCACTTATATTTTCTTTGGGCATCAAATTCCAAAACATGTAATATCCTTTGCTAATTTTTCTATACCTTCACTGAATTTTGTAAATTGAAAATTTGGCATCATAGTCAACAATTTTTCAGATGAAACGTCTTTTCTAAAAACTCCATCCAATGTACCATTAAATGACAATTCTTTTTTAATATTAAATTTATCCAAAATGATTTCTGCCATGGTGCGAATAGACAAATTTTCTGGAGTTGAAATATTAAATGATCCCAATATATTATTTTCAATAAAATATTTTGTTATTTTTACAATATCATCTGAATATGTAAATTGTCTTAATGGGGCACCAGTTCCATACATTTCAATTGTATTATTTTCTGAAGAAAGTATTTTACTTATGAATGATGAAACAAAATGAGAATCTTTAGAAAAATAATGATCATGCTTTCCATAAAGATTGCTCAAATAAAATATAGTATAGTTGCTATATCCATATTGTTTATTGGCAGACCATAGTTGAATATCTGCGGCTCTTTTAGAAAAAGCATATCCTAAATTTGTTTCTTCTGCCAATCCATTATGAAGCATATTTTCTGTCATTGGATAGCTGCTTGCATTTTTAGGATAAACACAAGTACTACTCATTAAAACTAATTTTGTATTCGTTTTTACACAATAATCAATTACATTTGTATTCATTAATAGATTATCATGATAAAATTCATACATACATTGGCTATTTTTTAAAATACCACCAACTTTATTTGCTGCATGAATTATACAATTTGGCTTTTGTGCAAATAAATATTCAAATGTAGATTTTTGATCTTTAAGATCAATATCTTTCGAACTCAAATAATTTGCAGTAAAATTGTAGTCTTTAAATGTTTTACCTAAAAACCCACTACCGCCTGTAAAAATAATAGACATATAGATTATCTAGACGTTAATGTCTGCCACGAAACCGGGAAAAGAGGAGCAATTAATTTGTCAATTGCTTTTGCATATTCCTGAATTTCCCATTGAGCATGTGCATCGATTCTCAAGTTATAAACGCGGGCAAATGCATAGAGAGAACCAGTCCACACAAATTCCGTATAAGTTCCTTGTGGCAATATTGAACGCGCCTGTTCAGGTGCAACACCATCGGCCAAAAGTTTATTGTAAAGATCCAAACATTCCTTTGCAACACCATCATACTCCTGACGAAGTTTGATGCATGTATCCATATCTTCAATTGGACCACTGCTGCCTTGCTTTGCTCCATCAGTAGGAGAACTTCTCCACAGTGGAGTATAGATCTCGGGCTCATAGGTGACGTACCTACGGCTGACCTCATTCATCACAAGACCAATCTGATGCTTGCCAAGTTGTGCACGAACAAAGATTGGGCACTTGATGCGCAAACTAATCTGTGCATGACAGAATGGAGTGAAGTGATTGTGCTTTGCAAGATAGCGAATAAGCTTTGCGTCTCTCTCTAAGAGAGAACCGTCATCTGCCATATAACTTTCTTTATTGAAAGAAACTCTGGCTGCATTTGCAACACTCAGATCAGAACCCATATAGTCCACTAGATCAACATGTCCGTGATCTAGGACAAAGTACTTAGTCTGCTCCATTTTTATGTTCTGAATCTGTGTCATCTTCATCCTCATCTACAAGTTCAACTCTCACACCATCAATCTTTGTAAAGTCCGCAGCGTATTCTCGTGCTCGGGACCACAGACCTGGGTCCATCTCTTTTACGTATTCACCAAATCGCTGCACAAAAGTAAGATAGGCTTCACTGGCCTTTAAGATATCTTCTTCTGTCATGTCTTCATTATCATCCATTTTAAACCTTCTTCCAGTAAGTATACTTCATTTTGGCTTTTAGTCCAGAATAAACATTGTTGATAATCAATTTTATGGTCAAATTGGTTCCATAGACCTTTACCATATCATTGACATCTTTCTTTTCTATTTCTTCGGGCCAGATTACTACATTTCGTCCGGCGTCAATATATCTACCAATCAGGTTGACAATTTCAAAGTTTCTAGGCTCGTTGTCAAACACAAACACAATCTTTGACTTTGCAATCTTTGCAGGCATCGTATCAAGCCAACCAGCACCTTGCATCGCCACTCCATTTGGAATGAACATGGAGTCAATCGGACCCTCAGTAACATATACAGTTTCCCGAGGGTCTACTTTATCTAGGTTGTACCAAAGCCGTTCTTCGCCGTCTTTTTTGAGCGTGATGTATCTAATGGAGTCTTTCTTTTCTTCAAAGGATCTCCCCTGTACGCCAAGTAGTGACCCATCCTCGTCATAGAACGGTATGACGAGTCTGTCTTCCTTGGTTCCTTCACGGTCAAAATCCGCCATGATCCGACTGAAATCAGAGCAGTAATAAAAATTGCAATACTTTTCTTCAGGAATTTCTCTAGATTTAACATACTTTACTGCCTTATGAGTTGGGTCGAGCAAGTCAAGCCGGGTTCCGAGATTCGTAAACATAGGTTGACGCACAACTGTTTTCTCTCGTTCAATCGGCTCTGGATTTTTGTCCTTGAAGTTTTCAAACGCATACTCTTTGCAGAGAGATGGGCTGACACTTTCAAGAACAGAATATAAATTACAAGCAATACCGCAATTGTGACATTTGTAAACATATTTTCCCTTGTTCTCAAAGAAATATCCCCTTGTCTTGGATCTATTTTTCTTTGAGTCACCACATGCGAAACATCTGCAGGTGGCTAGGTTGTCTTTCTTCCACTTAAACTTCTGAAGGGCTCCAGAAACCATGTTCACATATTTCTTATCAATATATATGCTCATTTTGCAGCGTCTTCAAAAGTCCAATTGACTGCCTTGTTCTTCTTCTTACCAAATTTTGGATCAAACGCAATTGGATCTGAACCTGAACCAAATCCTTCTTCACCAGTATTATTGGCTTCAACAAGATTGTTGCTGGAGTTGTCAACATCGTAGAATTTCATCTTAGATTTGTTTACACCAATAAGAAACTTACGGTTCTTAGTGGTATCATTACCACGGTTCTTCAGTTGCTTAACAACCAGTTGGCCGGCTTCCGCAAGTTCTTCATTCTCAATCAGAGCAAAGAAGAAGTCTGCAGTCTGAGGTAGACCAAAGCTTTCAGATGTATCTGTCATCTCCATGTCGCTGCTCTTCGCACCTTCACGGTTGACCTGAGTAGCCGTCCACAGAGGAACATTGAACTGCTTGGCAATACCACGAAGTTCTTCTGCAATGCCCTTGACGTAGGTGTAACTATTCATGCCGTTGCCCATCTTGAAACGAGCACAAGAGCAAATGTTCAGATAATCTACAAAGATGACATCAGGCACAAACTTCTTCTTGATCTTCAGTTCTTCCATGAGCACTCTGAAGTGAGTCACGTTTGCAGCAGCAGTGGGATATTCCTTGATGATCAGTTTACCACGGCAGGTACGCTTAAGATTGTCAACCTTACTCTCGTACTGCTTGAGAGGCATCTGCTCAAGGACATGCATGTCTGTATCAAGAAGATTGGCGTCAATGCGCTTGGCGATTTCCTCTTCGGCCATCTCAAGCGTGATGTACAGAACATTCATGTTTTGAGATAGGCAGGCTGCTGCGTGATGGCAGAGGAATGCACTCTTACCAACACCAGATGCGGCCATGACAACGTTCAGCGTCTTCTTGCGTACACCACCTCTGGTAATGACATTAAACATTTCCAGATCGAACGGAGTTCTCTCTTCAACGCGATGATAATATTCATAACGCTCATCCACATCTTCAAGGAAGTCGTGGCCGACTCTTGTATCAAAGGATACCGAAAGAGCCTTAGACATGATCTCAGGAATTGCATTCTGAGTCTGCTCCTTATCCTTGCCTTCGATGATACCGATGGAGGCCATGATACCATTATAGATGGCCTTTTCTTTGCAGAACTTTTCGGTGTTCTCCACAAGCCAGTTGGTGTCTGACTTCTCACCTTCCTTGTACATTTCGTCTGCAATAGACGAGCACTTCTTGAATTCCATTTCTCCAAGACCCTTCTCATCTCCTAGAGAGATGAGAATAGCATCTTTGGTTGGAATGTTGTTGTACTTCAGAATGAACTTGCTCACGATATTAAAGACCGTTTTCTCGGCCTTGTCGTGAAAGTATTCATCTTGAAGGAACGGGACAACTTTGCGAGCATAGTCCTCATTGAGGACCAAGTTCTTTAGAATAACTGTTTCCATGTTTTTAGTATATCACTATTTTAGGCGTTGTCCAGAGGATCTTCGTGAACATCTGCTTCAAGATCTTGGGTCGTATCAACTTCGGCTTGGTTCTCAACAATATCAACAAATATCTCACCAACGTAATCTGTAAAATCTTTATCTTGTTGATTAAAATTATCAGGGGATGTAATCATTTCGATGTCCATGGTGACATTTAAATCACCTGTTTCAGTTTCATTAAATGAAATCTTACCATAACGGTAAACAATTCCTTCAAACTTTCCTTCAGTGATTATGATAGGACATGTCTGCGAAATGTCCTTTGAATCATCTGGTAAAAATTTATACTTCGGAGCCTTTTCCATACTTAAATTCCTTTTGAATCTGTGCGTCCAACTTATCTAGGATATCCTTGGTGAAGTACTTCTCGGGCTCTTCATCAATATTCTTCTCAAACACCTTGCTACCATCTGGAAGTTCTACACGGGTAGATACCTTTTTAAAGATACCATACTTGATTGCAAACTCCGTCAAGCCATAGTAACGGCTGAGGCCAGAAGTATAGTTAAGGCGAGTCTCAACATGCATGTTCTCCTTGACAAAACGATTCTTATAATTGGTGCACTTAATAAAATTGCCAACTACGCCTTCGTCTGTCTTGTCCTTGCTTTTGGAAAGCATAATGATGTTGCTAGCAGCGTACTTCAGACCAACGCCACCGCTGAGATCCTTGGTAGGAACATAAGAACCAATTACTTGGTAAGTGTGGTTGGTAAGAAGAAGAGGAATCTTAGCCTTGCCAAGCTTAATTGTAAGAACACGGAAAGCACCCTTGGTGACCTGTGCCTTGGTCATGTCACGAACATCTTTGCCTTCAGCAGTGTCGCTCATTTCTTTCTTTGTCGATAACATTCCCAGAGAATCAAGAACCATAAAGATTGGCTTGCGTTCTTCTTCAGGTGTCTCATTAACTTCATTGACGATCTGGAGAGCCTGAGTCCTGAACTCTTCGATTGTTGCAACAGGAACAACCGCAATTCTCTTGGTGTCAATTCCTCGGGATTCAAACATGTCTGAAGTGACCGCTTGTTCCGTGTCAAAGTATACGACAAGCCCATCTTTGTGGTCTTTAAGGAACTGCGTAGCCATTCCAATTGCATAAAAAGTCTTTCCAGTTGCGGGATCTCCAGCCAGACAAGAAATCTTGTTGTTGGGAAGCCCACCATATATAGAGCCAGACAGCAGGGCATTCAATACATAGGAGCCCGTGTCAATGAACCCAGTTACATCTGCTCCATCGATACCATCGGCAACGATTGATGCATCGGGGTTGTTAATTTTACTTAGTAGATTTTGTAGATACTTCGACATTCTTTTCCTTTTCTTTCTGTGCGTATGCCTGATCGGCGTAGTAATCGGATATCATCAACTGATCGTTCATGTTATGAAAGGTCTGCATGATTTCTTTTTGAACAATAGACAGTCTATCATAAATTTTAGATACTCTGTCAGTCAATTGATCATTGACCTTAAATGATTCTACACCATATTGTTCACAAATCAATCTATGTTCACTCAATAAAAGATATACGGGCATCCCAGTGATGCGGCTCTTGAAATCTGTTTCAGATTCCGTGAGAACATCATACAGACGACGATATCTGAGCAACTTGGGCATCTTATTCTTTTTAGATTTTGGACTTGCCACGCTTGGCCTTTCTTGTATTAATAATAACAGCAGCGTAGTCTTCTTTGTCTACGCTCTGATCAACCTTTAAAGAATCAATGATTAGTTCATCATCAACGTCAAGTAGTCTATCGCCAACAATATAGCATGGGCCACCTTCAAAATCAAATAGCCCATCACCGTGGCGAGTATATAGAGTCCGACCTTCGACCTTGTAAGATCCGTCTTCAAGAAGTGTGAGAATTCGTTCATCACCGTATCTAGATTTAAATTTCTTTATCATTTCTTAACTTTCCATTTCAATGAAAGTCTTGAGATCCATCTTAAGATCTGCAATCTCTTCCTTCAAAGCAGCATTTTCTTCTTGCAATTGCTTAATTATTGCATCTTTTAGTTTGAATACTTCAAAATCTACATGAGTATGCTTTGACTGATATCTAGGTCTTTTCATGTCTTTTCTTATGTCTGTAAGAAGTTCATCAAAATCAATGTCTTGTTTAGTCAATTGCGGACTTTGTGTATATTTAATTTCACCCATATTTGTATTATACCTCAACCAAAGAAGGATTCAAGTGTGACTTGTTCATTTATAGACCACTTGATGGCTTGTAAAATATTGTCTAAAGGCTCACCAAAAGTTTTTTCAAATTGTTTCTTTCGATCAATATATTTTTCAAGATTAAATTGTGGAGGAGGCTTGCCGATGAAACCCATCACGGCATCTCTGCCACCCATGCCATAAGGATTGGGAACACGGACAAAAACAAACTTAATCTTGTCGTTTTCCTTGATCGGTGGAATCTCCTTATCCAACTTTATCTTTTTGGTGTATGCATTGTGTAACAATGCAGCCTTGGTGGCAATTGGAGTACCAGACTTATAGATGTCTGAGGAATCAGTATATTTGCTGATACCCTTGACACCCCGAGGAGCAGCGACATCTTCTATAGGCATCTTCATAAATTCATCAGAGAATATATTCACAAACTCGCGCAACTCCTCGGGGGTCTTGGTCAGGATGATCATGATGCAGTCCTTCAACTTATCGCGGACGACTGCAGGAGTGCTGCTTCTTGCAGTCTCAAGTCCCATGATCTTCAATTGAGGTTCAGCATATCTAATTCCTTCATTGTCGTGTACAAGCAATGCATATCGCTTCTTGGCAATAAACATTCCTGCAGAAGCAATTGCTTCACGCTTGAAGGAGATCTTGTTATTAGTACAACCAAGCATCCATGTCAAATCTTTCATGACCTTGTTTAGTTGCTTTTGAATATTGTTTTCACAAATGTCATCTACGAAAGAAGTGATATCTTCAATTGGAGTCTTGCTGGAAACCTTTGTGATAACTTCATCAAGATTCAAATAAACAGAATCGGTATCGACTGCAATAACATAATCTTTGGGCTCTTCATTCTTCATGACCTTGTTGATATAGTCATTCATGGAATTCTCAGCAGTACGAATGATGACTTGCCCAGTCACGGTAACTGCCGTAGCCAGTTCAGGAGATGAATATGTAAATGCAGGATTACCAAGGCAACCATACAGGCTGTTTGCCAAAATCTTCTTTACGGTCTGACGAATATCTAGAGCAGATATACGAGGAAGAAGATCCTTGTTTTTGGTTTCCTCATATTCCTTCTTCAGTTCCATCATCTTGTTTTTGGCTTCCTTACGCTGATTGAAAGTGGTTTCAATAAGGATTGGAATAAAGCCCTTGATTTTACGGGTAAAGAAAGAACCATTGCAGGTAACACATGCATCCTGGCTTTCAGCATCTTCAATAATATCTGGAATCTCCTTACGCTTGCTGCGAAGGAAATCATCAGCATTGAGTGATGAATCTTTGTGAATGCAAGTTTCAGGAGAAATGTTCCATGACATGATGATGGATGGATACAGGCTGGTTGCGTCAAAACTGACTATGTTCTTGTAGAGTCCCGGTACAACTTCCTTGACATATGCACCAACAAACTGCTCATCCTTGGCATACTTGGTCTTTAGAGGTGGAACGATGTATTGCTTGGCAAGATAGTCACAGCAAATGGTCTCCCAAATCCGAGTGGCGAAGAAGACCGTATCAAATGTGATCTTTGCCTCGTAGGCAATGGAGATCGCCAAATCAATCAGTCGGAGCTTATTGTCAAGCTGTTCAACCAGCACGACATCTTGGACGTTATACTCCGCAAACCTTTGAAAATCTTTCGTATAGAACTCCCGCAAAGATCCATACTCGCTGTAATCCAGTTTTTGAGCATTTAGTTCCGCCTTTGCAATAAAGTTAAGAGCGTAACTTTCTCGGGGAACAAGCCTGAACTTCTTATAAAGATCCATGTAGTCTAGGATCGTGTAGCCGGGAAACTCAAAGAGTTTATAATCCTTGCCACCAATATTAGTCTCACGCATCTTCATCAAACCAAACGGCATCCAACTCTGAATCTCTTTTTCCTCAAAGAAAAGCTTTGCCCTACCTATTATATAGGGCATATCGAAGAGTTTGATGTTCCATCCTGTAAGAATATCTATGTCTTCCTTAGCAAGGATATCGAAGATCTTCTTGATCAGTTCCTTCTCTGATGTAACCATAACAACCTTGCAGTCTGGCAAGGTGAGTGGCTTCATAGTAAGAACATAGTTGACACCGCAGATACGAATAGTCACAAGGTTGATTCGTTCATTTGGGTTGTCTAGATCTGGAAAGCCTCCCTCAGTTTCACACTCCAAGTCTAGGTAGGCTACTTTGATCTTGGAAAGATCGTATTCCACCTCAGTCGGATAAGTCTCCATGAGATATTGAGTGACGAAATCAGTGTTTCCATAAATCGGGCAATCATCTAGGTCTCTGTATTGGTCTAGGAATTGACGGCAATCATACAACGTGTCAAACTTCATGCGTTTGACGTTAACATTGTTGAGAGTCCTGTACTTGGATTGGCTATCGGATTTGATGTATAAGGATGGCTTGTAAGCAATGGTATCGGTAAATCGAACACCATTGTTATAGCCACGAACAAGAACCTTGTTCCCCTTCAAAGCACAGGCAGTATAAAATTTCATTAGTCTTTCTTGGGTTCTCTATCTTTGAGAAGCCCTGCAAGTATAACACTGTAATTAATTAGGTCAACAATTGCATCATAAACACTCTCATTCTGCAATGAAAGTTCTCCCTTATTCAAATAAGTGGAGATTCTTGACATCTTATCGGTCATACGAATAAGAACACCAAGTTCTGCAGTTGCAAAACCTAAATATTCCGCTCTTCGGAAATTCATGAAAGGATCTGCGCCAGATGCGTAATCATTGTTCTTTTTACGCATAAGTTCGATGGCTTCCTTGCAAATTTCTTCGTGTAATTTAAATAATTGTTCTCTTGTCATCATAGAATCTCATTCTATCACATATTGCCGCCCTGTCAAATATAAATATTAAGACATGGAGTTTATCAATGGATTATATGGAAATTTTTGAAAAAACAGCATATGGAGTAGCAGGATTACTCGGCTTAGGATTTGGAATTAAATCTTTTTTCAAATCTAAGAAAAAAACTGATAATTTCATAGAAATTCATACAGAAATTCATGAGCTTCTTACAGAACTCCGACTTGAAGCTCGCAGCATGAGGGCAACTGTTCTTCAACTACACAATGGAGAATATTTCATGGATGGCATCTCTATGATGAAATTTTCAATAACCCATGAATCTTCTCATAAAGGTTATATATCTCAAGTAGGCAAACTTAAAGGTACTCAGTGTTCTTTGTTTGTTCCTTTGTTAAACAAAATTATTCAAAATAAAGCAAATATTCATTGTGTTGACTCTATGCAGGCAGATAGTCATGCAAGACATTTTTTTGATGATGAAAACATTTCACATTTTTCTTGCTTGCCTTTAAAAAATAAAGGAATAAATGTTGGTTTTGTGTTGGTGCAATGGCACAAAGATTTTGAACCAATTTTGATTCAAGAAAAGAATTTTATGGATATTTTCCAATCTATTCGTAATTCGATTGAACTACAACTTTCACACCAAAAGAATTGAGGTAAATTATGTTTTCTCCAGAATTGATTAGTATGGTGGCGGGCGGGGCGACTGGCTTCCTTTTCAAGTTCATGGCTCAGAAGAGCGCAGATCAAAAGGAAATGTTCAACCAACTTATTCAAGCGAATAAACAAACTACAGAAAATCAAAACAAGGCTGCAGAAAGAGTTCCACTTGATGCTGGCCGTGTTGTAAGACAAATCATCGTACTCACAGTCTTGTTTGGAGCTTTTGCTGCTCCATTTATTCTTCCATTCTTCGGTGTCCCAACATTCGTAGAAGTTGATGTAAAAAATCCAGAGGCTTTGTTTGGTTTGATTCCAGCAACTGCCAAGAAAGGATTCGTTGAGATCAATGGATTCTTCTGGTCTTCTGAGAACAGAGAGATTCTATTGAGTATCGTAGGTTTCTACTTCGGAACTGCTGCAGCAACAACAAAATAAGGAGCATATAATGAAATTTTTAACATCTATAATTGCACTGATGGTTTTAGCAGGATGCTCTACTCAACCTTTCATTGTTCCAGACAATACTAGCGACAATGTAGTAATGATGGCTTTGAAAGATAAGATTGCTGCACCAGGATCAACAACTGAATCCTATGGTTGGTTGTTCTGGTATGGTCCCGTGGCATTGCTTGGATTGATGTGGGGATATAGAAACTTGATCAATAAGCCGATCAATTGCCTTGAACAAGAACCAAGCAGCACTCTTATAAAATCAGAAGTAAAACAGGTCTCAATAGACCCACAATAATCTAAATAATTAAGATTATTTGCAAGTTGCGATTTTAAATTAGTCTTGTCGTGATTGGGGAACGAAAGGACTTTACTATGAGCACTAAATCGCATATCTGCCAATCTTGCTTTCTAATATGTGAAGAAGCAAAAGAAAACGTAAAAAAACTTCAAAAGAAGCTTTACGCAATGACTATTGTATGCACTGTGTCTATAACTTTATTGGGAGAACAAGGAGCCAAAGCTTTGATGGCTTCTGTCAATACTGTAAACTCTGCAATGTCTGCTGTAGAAGATAAAAAAGATTCCAAAGAAGAAACACTACAAGAAGAAAATAAAAAAAATGAAAAACATACATGGAATCCAATTAGACCATTTTTAATTCCAAATTATATTGACAAATCATTTGTCAAAAAATATGAAATAATTGATGAACTCACTCGTCTACCAAAAAAAGAAGACCCAGAAATTCCTGTAAACATTGTAGAAGCCAAAATTCCAAATAAAATTTTGGTTTCACTAACTAAAGATTCAGTCTTTGAGCCATTGCCGCCAATGGATGTAGTAAATACTTCTACACAATTTTTGGATAACTATTCTGTATTTTTTTCACCAAGTCTATTACCATTTGATGTGTATAGCAACACACTTGCTTTAGGAAACAATTATGGATTTGGTGAATATTATGGAATAGATACTGGTTATTTTATTAGTACGCCCACACCGGGACCAGTGGTGCTTACAGGATTTGCAATGCTAATGTTTGCACCTACACGCCAAAGAAATTAACGTTCTCCGGTAGACCCAAACCCACCAACCCGATCTGTCTTCAAACCAGGTCTTATTTGTATTTCAGCCAACAAAGGCTGCTCATAGACAACTAGTTCTGCCTGAGCCACACGGTCCTTATTATAAATTTTGATAGAATCCTTGCTATTGGTATTCATCATAATAAGTTTGGTCTCGTAGGTATAATCCTCGTCAACTACGCCTTCGCAATTTGTCAGCGTAAGACCGTATTTAAGGGCCATCCCTGACCGAGGGTGTAGACGTAGGGAATATCCATCGGGCAGCTTAAAAGTCAAGCCTGTGCGAATTAGAGCCCTTTCTCCGGGCATCAGGCAGACATAGGAGTCTTCCTTCTCGGAGTCATAAATTGGGGAGACATCCATGCATTCCTTGCCAGAGTAAACTTTGACCTTCTCATTCCTTGGAATATATGCGGCAAGGTCAAAACATGCTGCCATCTTGGTCTGAAAATTTGGATCTGGAATGTATGGATTGTCTTTAAAATATTCTAGAAGCATATGCGTATTATATCAAGTCTTCAGGATATGTCCAGTCTTCTGTGTTCAAAATATTTAAAATTTCTTCATATGTATATGGACCTTGTTTTGTTTGCATATTTAATACAAAATCGGGAGTGTCTCCCTCCCATTTAACAAATGTTTTGGTTTCATCTAAAGATTTTCTAACCGTATCTATAGAAGTTTCCAATACAAAATCAAAATCCACCAAAGGAAGTTCGGTTACATCAAAAATTAGATAATAGTGATTAGGGTAATCCATATCGTGATTTATATTGGTTGTAGTTTCTTGTTATTTCATTAGTATCTATTATTTTATTATACATTCTAAAAAGAGCAATTCTACCACTAAAAAATGCTGTTAATGCACTTCCTGATCCCGGTCTTGCTGCTATTGACAATGGGGATGTAGAAGAAATGCTATTTCTAGAAACAGTCCATGCTGTTGGCGCACTATTATTTAAATACCAGTTTCCACTTACTGTACTTCCAGACACTGTCCAAGTTATTACATAATGATTCCAAAGATAACTACCCGCACTGTATCTCCAAGTAGCAGTAATTGAGGCACCTGAAAATGCCGTAGCATCTCTTGTTCCTATAACACCACCACCCGTACTAGAAACTACCACACCAAATCCTTGATTAGCTCCTATAACACCAGAACCATCACCATAAAGTGCTTGAGTACCAGAAATATTATCATCTGCAAATAAAATTTCTGTGGTCATAGTTGTCAATGCATTATAACTTGCATTTGTTGGACATAAAGCATAGGAATTGGTTCCATTAAATTGAAAATAACTTCCGTTATTTACTGTTCCAAATGTAGGGCTATTTGTTAGTGTAAAATTATTATTTAAACCACTTAAATCAATCCACGCAGTACCAGAACCCGAATAACTATTTCTATTATTGGCATCAACATGAATAACTAAACCACTTGGAGAAAATGGTTCAAACCCAGCAACACATCCTATGGAATTGGAAGGAATTATCATATAGTCAAATTACCGGACAAATTATAAACATTTGTTGTATAGGAAATTAAAGTTGCAGCACCATGCTGTCCAAGAATCTTATACTGAGACAAATAACTATTTAATGTAACGCCGGACGCTGCAGTAAATCCTACTTGTCCTGCACCCAACTGAATTGCCGTACAATTAAATCCAACCGGAAGTCCAGTGGGCACTGTGACTGTTATAGTGGAACCATTGTTAAACGTAACTATTTTTCCATTATCTGTTGCAATAAAAGTATAT